TGAAAAGGTCGGAAGACTACAGCGGCGAGCATCGCGAGTGGACCGAAGAAGTAACGGTGTACAAGGGCAGCAGTTTCTTCGAGCAAGTCGTTAAGGATGTCCTCGCCACCCACCGCCAGCAATCCCTTTCGGCAGCACGGGCGGAGATTGAGGGGCTGAGGGCAAAGGCCAGCGCCGTTTTAAGCTGCCTTGCGCAGTGCGAGATCACGTCTGGTGTTTGTTGCTGCGGTGACGACATGGAAAAGCACAGTAACCCCATCAATTGTGGTCATTCTCCTGTCGATAGCGGCGCTTACTATACAGGCCAAGCAGTTGAAGAACTCCGCGCCGCCCTCTCCACCGATCAGGGCCGGGAGGGGGAATGATGGCTGACTTCCGACCTATAATTGCAGGAAAGCTGCGTGATAAAACGATGTGGGTCCGGTCATTCCAATTGGCCAAAGCTCACCTCAACCGAATGGTGGCTGACGAAGAGGCAGAACTTGTGCGCCCCCAAGGCGGGGCTGCGCGAAACATGGTCCGCTTGACCGAAAAGGGCAAGGCGCGCTGGCTAAAGGCCACCCCCCATGCCGACTAACCGGGAAGCCCAAGGTGAGGTCGAGCGGATCGTGGCTGGCACGTTCGAGATTACCATAACCCAGGTCATGGTTGAGAGGGCGTGTCAGGTCCAGCACGTGGGCTGGAACCTGTGGCACGAACCGCAAAAGAAGACCGCCAGAGAGGTCATGTGCGCAGCACTTTCCGCTGCCTTGACCGCCTACACCCGCACCCAAACACAGGAACCCGATCATGGATAGCAACACGGAACTGGCGGCAATCGAGCACGAAATGCCGACCACTGAGCAACTACGGAAGTTCGGCTATTGGTCGGGCCATTATCTCATCGGGTGCAACGACTGCAAAGAAACTGTCCACGGCGTAGGCAAACGAGCTTGGCGTTGCGAGCCATGTGCTATCGGCGCGTTCCAGGAAGCCGCCCTCACCCAGCAGCCCGCCGAGCAAATTGCAAATGGCGCGTTGGGGGTTACTCAGAGGGATAGGGATCAGGCGGCTGACCTGGGCGCGCTGCATTTTATGTTCACAGACCTTCAGATGGAGAAAATTCGTCAAGGCAAGATGGATGGGACTTCATTCGTCCAAGCCTTCGCCCGTCACGCCCAACAAGCCCGCGCACAGGCGCTGGAAGAGGCGGCAAATAAAGCCCATGCAGCGATCTGCGACTATGCCCTGGATGATGGTGACAAGTCGCCCGGCGCTATTGCCGCCATCGCCTATAACACCATCCGCGCGCTACAGCCCCATAGGCAAGGCGGTGGGGAATGATTATTTCAGATTGGGAGCCGTTCGATACGATCACGCCGGCCAAATGGTATAGGTTTTTCGGTCGCAGGCTTGGCACTACCACTATTGGACTAGCAGCCGCGTTCGCGCCAACGGCATGGTATTTCGGCGTTGAGTTCATCACCGGCGGCTCTCGGGGGATGGCTGTATGCTTTGGCCCGCTTTGGGTTGGTGCCTGCGTTCTCAAGCCACGATCACCCCCACCCATCCAGTCAGTGGATCAGAACCAGGGAGAGGGATAATGGGCTGTCTAGGCCTACTTCTTGTGATCGTCGCCGCCATTGTTGGCGATTGGTCTTGGTGGCTGTTTTTCGCGTGGATGTGCGCGGCATTTAAGGATTGATGCAAAAAGGGCCGAGAATTACCCCGGCCCCTAATGAAGGATCACCACGCCAGGACGTGTGCGAACCAACCGTTGCAGGTTAAAATTCGCATTTCCTGAGGTGGCGGTCAACCACAAACCGCCTCAAACCGTGCATTATGCTCTGCAACATCGCTTACCGTTTCCACCGTGTCGTAACGGTTGCCCGTATCGACCGCGACCGTTCTAGTCCCATCGGGCTGTAGTGGCGGCACAGAGTATCGGATGCGGTTGAAGGCGGTGCAGGCGCTGTCAGCAATCTTCGGGATTTCTGGCGTTGCGCAGGCACTCAGCCCGGCTAACAGCAGGGTCACGGCGCATAGTTTCAGCTGCGACATTGGCTTTCTCCACGTTGCGGATTGTTTCGGTGAGGTTGGCGTTCTGCTGCTTGACGGTGCCCACCTCAGTGGCCTGTTCAGTCATCCTGTCCAGCGTTGCCGTGTAGGCAAACCATAGGCCTGTCACGGCAGCAAGGACGATCAAGATCCACCAATAGCGGGCAAGTCCGAATGCGGCTTTTGCGGTTAGCCATGTCATTTCGTTTTCCCTCCGGTTGTTGTCGGGATTGGGTTTTCAGCGTCGTTTGCGACTTCGACTTGCTGCGGTCCTTTTTTTGCAATCTGGACATTGGCAGAAGCCGCTTCTTCGGCGATGCGCGCGGTAGACTCAGCGGCTTCCCCGCCACCCTTGGTGGCCTGATATGCCCAGCCCACAGGACCTTGCACCCATCCCGTGATGACTACCGCAGTGGCCAAGATAAGGAATGCATCATTGTCGAGCAAATCAGGTTCGGCCAAGATCATGGCGAAGATCACCAGCACAAGCGAATAGCAGCCCAGCCCGATCCACCCGCGCGCGTCGTTCGGTTTCGTCACCACGATCTTGATGGTGGGCCAAGCCATTATCCTGCACCGTACAGAGAGGCTTCGGCAGCGCGGCGGCGAGTTAGTCCTGCCATCACTTTCTTGTTGGCCTTATTCCAAACTGCGAATTGGGCCTTAGCGCCAGCATAGTCGCCCGCATTGTGTTTGCGCAGAAGTGTGCTGCTTTGGAAATTACCCATGCCAATATTGTAGGCCAGAGAAACCATCGCCGCAAATTGGGAATCGCTAGTGGGCGCGGTCAACAAGGCACGAACCTTACTGGAGAATGCCGCCAGATCCATTTCAAAGCGACGTTCTGCGCGGTCACGCGACCAAATAGTGCCAGGAACAATAGGATTGCCCTGTTCGTCTGTCGTGCTGCCCCAGCCTATCGTCCAAGGCTTGCCCCCAGTGGCTGGGTCGGGATATGCCTTAACTGAGCCGTCCGGCTGCTTGTCGGCATATCCTTCAAATTCGTGCATCAGCGGAACGGCAAGAGCGATCCACACTCCAGTTCCTCCCGCTCTCGGGAAGTCAATGTCGTCCAGCGCCTTATCAACAATAGCAACATGTGCGGGCAGTATCGGCTGCTCGTTTCGGATAGCGTCAAATACGGGTTTGCGTGGATCGCTCACTTGTCATTCCTCTTATCAGAAATGCTAACTTCAATGGTGCTTACGCGACGGTCCAGCTCGTCAAACCTTGACCCTTGGGCACTGGTCTGGTTTTGCAGCCTTTCATCCACACGGGCCAATGTAAGCTGCACTTCATTGACGGTGGTGATTAGCCAGAAACACAGCCCGCCAGCACCCATGGTGAACAAGGCGGCGATAATCGTGGCGGCCCATTTGAGCGGAGGTGGAACTTCCATCTTTACCAGCTCAGGATGGTCCATAGTGAATTGCTTGATGGTCGCCTTCGCAACCTGTTCCGCAACAAGTCTGGTCTGGACTGCGTCTCCCATGCTGTCTGTCACGCCGCCACCATCATGTTGAAGTCATCATTGCGGAATGCGAGAAGCCAACCTTTGGCCAGCTTCATCAACTGACGATACGGAAACACGATAGCGAATTGCATGACGACCACTATAATCGATCCCCAAAAGCGGATTTCTCCGCCCATCTGGTAGGCAATCCATGCTGGTGCAAATAAGCCTATCACGGCAAAGTCGCACATGTCGATTTCGCGCTTCTGCATTCCCATGCAGATGATTGTGAAAATTACCGCCAGATCAATCATCCACCAGAAGAAGAAGTTGAATGGAACGCCCGCGTATATCAGCGCAACCGAAAATGCCATGCTCGCAAGCAACGGTATGGCGGTGCGATTGCCCATAAGGACAGATACGCATCCGCACAAAAACGCCGCCAGGAGCATGGCGTCAATCACGGCTTCGGTTTTCCGGTGCCGGGGGTAGGGGTTGGGCTAGGGGTCGGCGTTGGGGTTACAGCTCGCATAGTTAGTCTCCTACTGAAGCAAGCGCACCCTACCCTTAAAGCTCAGCCGCCGCAATAAACAAGGCATCCACCTGTTCTGAAGACAGCCCCAACGCCGTTGCCACCATGCCGACGAATGGCCAATCGCGCCGAACCTCAGTGGCATATTCCCATTCGATACGAGCGGCTTCCTTTTGCGGTGAGGGCAAAGCATCCAGCGCGTCCTCCGCATCCGCCAATTTCCCAGCCCCAAGCAACGCCAAGCGCGCCTGCCTCATGGTAACAACAACGGGCACTGGAACAGCCAGTTCCTCCGAAGTCTTGGTGCGCACGGTCCACACTTGTGCCCACGGCGGACCAATGGGTGTGGATTCCTCAGCTACTTCACCTTCCCCCGCCTCCGGCGCATCCACGCGATCCACCGCCACTACACCCCATTCATCATCCATCTGCCTTGGGGCTGGCGGGAATGAAGTCTCAGGCCAGTCGCGCTTCAGGTCTGCAAGGGTGTAGGGATACGCAGCCACGGTGCCATCCACAACCTTGGCATACAATTCCCCTGGCTCGATCACCAGCCAGTCATGCACGACCCAATTGCGCACATAGACGCCATTGTCATTGACGGGGGCCATCTCGTCCAAGGTCTGGCCATCGGTCAGAGTGGGTGGTGCTACGTCCACCACTTCGACAACCCCCTCAGCATCAGGATCGCCAGTGTAGGGATATTTCAGCACTTCCCCATTGGGGTCTGTCAGGGCGTAGATCATGCTCGTTTTATCCCATAGAGTAGGCCTATACCATCACCTGAACTCATCGAAAGCGTAGATGTTTTTGTGCCCGACGCCCCTGCCGTGGGCAGCAGCACATAAGATGTGGAAAGCAAAAGAGCGGCTGTGGAAGTAGCGATATTCGCCCCCAACGTCATCCCGGATGGCACTGTTGCCGAAAGCGTTCCCGAACCTTGAATGGCAAAAATAGACATAATGAAACCCCTGCTCGCCAGCGAGAAACTGGCAGCAGTAAGCGTTCCAGCCCCCGTTCGCGTGACAGCCCCGGAATCCCCTTCATAGGCAGCATGGCGGAATGCCATCATCTGGATGGCCCACCGCGAGGAAGTTGCCGTCAGAGTTACCGCTGTGTCGCCAGACTGCATTGTGCGAGTGAAGAATGTAATGCGTGGGGAGGTGCTGCCCGAAAACCATTCTCTCACCCACCCTGCCGGGGTGTCCGCAATCGCCCCATTTGTGCAGACAATCAGGCAAAGCAAATCCTTTGCCTTGGCCGCAGCAGGTATAGAAATGCCAAGCGATGTAGTGGATGAATATTGCTGTGCAGTGGTGACGCCCACATATTCAGGGTCAGGGCTACCCCCCGCCATCATCAAGGCTTGCCGCAAGATCATCCCTGATCCCCGCACAGCCATGCTCGCAAGGAGCCGCCCAAGTGCGCCAGCAATATAGGTGTGTATCCGGTGGTTTTCAGGTCGGGCGCAACCCCGTCATTGTTCATCCATGTAACGCCAGACAAGGTAATCGTGTAGGCGCTCCCATCATCCACCAGCAGCAAGACGGACTTACCCGCAGTAATCAAAGACAGGCCGGGGGTGCGACTGGCCCCCAAAGTCCAAGCCTGCACTTCGCCATCGGCGGGATCAATGGACACCGATCCGCCATCTGTGATCGTGAATTGATCCGCTGTAGTAGCACCCTGCATGACGGGATTGGCCAGCACGGGGGCGGTGAGAGTCTTGTTCGTCAGTGTGTCGGTTGTGGCGCGACCCACCAGCGTATCAGTGGCCGTGGGCAGGGTAATCGTGCCAGTGTTGGAGATCGTCGCCATGACGGGAGCGGTAAGCGTTTTGTTGGTCAGCGTCTCCACACCTGTGAGTGTGGCATAGCCGGCCAGGTTGGCGGTTGCAGCCAGGCCCACAGACCAATCATCAAATGTGCCAGATCCCGCCACAGAACCAACATCCACCGACATTGAACCCGTGTCTGGGTCATAGGCTGAAACCAGTGCAGTCATGCTGTTTTGCGCAGCACCGTCAGCAGTAATCAGCACTGTGTGGCCAGGGATCAAGGCCATGTCCTGCGGCCCGATAAACGCCAAAGCGCCTAACCCGATGGTCAAGGTCTGTGTGAAAGACCCCGTAAAGGATTGCAGTATGCGCGCGTTTTCTTCCGCCGCGAAGGCGTTGACATCATCAACAAATCCGGGAAGCGCCGCAAGAAAGTCATCCGTGACTTGCACGAACTCTTCACGATTCCCCATGCCGCGATTTGGCGGTGTCGGGAGAGGTGCGATTGGATCAACCATTACTATCCTTCCCTGTAAATGCCGTATGTGGCGAAATTTGGATCACTTCCGCTGTTGGTTCGCTGCGCACCCATATAATAGGTGTAGGCACCACTTGTTGCTTGATTTGGGGAGACGGCAGGATATGGAACGGCCCCGCTGTCTACTACATTCACCCCGCCCCATCTGAAAACGACCTGAGTGTAGGACGAGAATGGCGGACTTACCCCCAATACGGTCGTATAAGTAACCCTGTTGTTGGCATCGTAATAGTCTCCGCTGGCGGGTTCGCGGGATGAGGAACCTCCGCTGGGGCCGATCCCCGCCATGGCGCACATAATCCCGGTCATGTTACGGTCCCCGATATCTTCCACTCGGTCGTATTGGTTTTAACCAACGTGGCCAACCCATAAGGCCCAATGGTGCGCGTTCCGGTGCTGGTCGTCCCCGCAAGGCGGAGGGTGTCGCTGGTGATGCTGACGGTGATGGATGACGAGGTGCTGTTGGATATGACAATGGTTGACCCTATCGGGAAACCGTAGGTCGCATTGGCCTGGATAGACAGATTTCCGCTAAGGTGAAGCATCCCCCCGGTATCTTCGATAACCAACGTCCGGGAAGCGGCCACCGTTCTGGGAAGACCTCTGAAACCAGGGCTATTCGGGTTCATCGTTCCCAAATTTGTTACAGTCACAGATGGCGACAGTGTTCCGCTTGCCAATGATACGCTATTCAGCGTCCCCCCGTTGATCGCGGGGTTGGTAAGTGTTTTGTTGGTCAAGGTCTGGCTTGCAGTTGTGCCAACCAATGAGCCGCCAGGAACCGCCAAAGAACTTCCCCAAGCCGATCCAGTGGATACCGCAATACCCGAAGCCGGATAAACCATGGAGCCGCCACCGCCGCCCGTAGCGGTCAGGACGCCCGACGCCGACAAATCAAGACCAGAACCTACAGTGATCTCCTGCACAGCCCCCGTGGATGCCGTCCAGCGGCCCAATAGGCGCGCGGTGGACATGGTTATGCCTGACGACCCGATAGCGCCAGCAACCGCCTTGCTATCCAGCGCGGCCTGCAGCCCGGTTACATCGGAGATGACATGGGTATGGGCAGACGGCGTGAAGGTGCTGGGGATTCCGGTAATGTCGCCCCATGCTACGGTTGTCCCCGCGCCACTATCGAGCCACTTCCAGCCAGCAGGAGATGTTGACCAGCGATAGCGGCCCGTATTCTGGACAGTGCCGCCGACAACGGGATCGGTATGCGTTCCAGCATCGTCAAATACAGCGGCGCTTTGTCCCGCGTATTCACCGACAATGGCGGCTAGGCCTGCCCAACTTTCCATTGCGAAGGAAACCTGAAACGCGGCGGCATTATCCAGCCTGTTGGCAGCATCAGTCGCTGTCGCGGCAGCCGTCTGCGCATCAACCGTCAGGCCTTCTATCTGCAACGCCAGCGCATTAACCTGCGGCGTCCAGGTCTGGATGGCCAGCAGCCAGTTGTCAGTGGCGACAACAAACTCTTGCCGGTCCTGTGTGGACCGTGATGGCGGATCGGGAAGCGGGGTAATCAGATCGACCATGGCTTAGCGCAGCCCCTCTATGTCAATGCTCAGCATGGATTGCACATTCTGCTCGATAACTACACGCCATTCCCTGAAAATGCCATCAATCAGGGTCTGGGTGTATTGGTCAGCCCCGACAAAGGTTGTCGGGATGCCGTCGCGTTCGTCCAGAATGCGGCCAACTTCGTCCACGTCCTCTTTAGGCACGATCACTGTCAAGCTCATGCGGCGGCGCGATGCGCGGCGAACCGGAGTAAGGTTGTTGAAGTCATCCTCAATAAACCGTGTTCCTGATATGCGACCAAACTCAGCCCCAAGGATGGTGGCGCCCATGTCCCGCATAGTGCCTATTACCATTTTACCAACTTTGGCATCGGCATCTGGGTGATCCACTGAAACAGTGATCGAAGCGCCAGCATATGGCGGTAGGTCGTCAACAAACAAATCCGTTTTGCGCAGGATAGGCGCAAAGAAATAATCCCAATAGTCGGCCACATTCTCAGCCGAAGTAAGGGTGAACGTTTCTTGGTAGACAATACCCTCTACAGGGTCCGTCATTGTCACCGTGACCGTTGCCGCGTCCAGATTGAACAGTGCGATGGATGAAACCCGTGATGGCGGGTTTAATACGACAGTGATGTTTTCCGCGCGAACGGTCTGGGTGTCTGAGTATTCATCAAACATAGCCCAAGGATTGGTCGGGCCAATATCCAGCCAGAATGTGCTGCCCGCAACCGTGGGGTCATTGCCCGTGTTAGAGCCGACAAGGCTTTGATACCGCCGTTTGGCGGCTGCAACCTGCACAATGTCATCCAGCGCGTAGGAGGTGCCCACAGCCCATTCCGGTGCACTTTCAGTAGCGTTGGAACTGCCAAACACAGCATCCGTCACCGGAATGTTTTCAATCATCTTCATGGCGTGACCACTTCTAGCGGTTCAATCGGATCGGTGCGAACGGTAATTGGCACAACGCCGGCAGCAATCTGGCCCCATAGGCGATTGGTCTGGTCCTGCTTGGCCCCAAGCCTGTCCAAACCGATGCGGAAGAAGTCGCTCAAGCGGTCAAATGTTTCCCTCATCCGCTCATCACGCTCATCCTGGCGGTCCCGCGTGTCGGAATTGACGGGCGTGGGCGTTCCAGGCGCGGCGGGATTCCACAGGGCGGTGAGGCGGTCAATCGCCTGCGCCACCGTAACCACATTGTCGTTGATGTTAATCAGCGCGCCGACCTGCAGCTTCAACTGCTCTAACTGGCGCTCTGCTTCAGTAACGCCCGCGTCAGCCGCCCCGATGGCGCTATCCGTTGCGCGGCGAACCTCCGCCAATGCGCGCAGATATTCCTGCTCGCTACGGGCATTAGACCTAACCGAATCCAGATAGTCACGGGCCGATTGCGGCAGGTTGCCCATGGCCGTTTGGTCGCCCATGGATGCCATGCGGCTGACTTCACGGAACCGTGCGGCAATGGCTGCAGGGTTGGAACCGATTTCATCCGCATCCAGGCTCTTGCGGAAGTCGCGCAAGGTATCGCCCAGACCGCGCAGGGCTTCAGCGGCTTCTTCCAGCGCGCCCTTTTCGCGTTCGTATGATGTGCGCAAAACATCCTGCGCAGCGGCAATGTCAGTCCACAGATTGATCTGCTGCTGCAAGGCGCGCAGCGATGGGTCCATTGCTGCCAGTTCCTGTTGGCGAGCCTTGGCCGTGGCCTCCAGTTCCTTGCCCTGCAGGCGCAGTAATTGCACTTCCATCTGGCCGCGCTGTGCGTTCAGGGCCTCTTGCGCAGCCGCAGCCGCTTCCGATGCCTGCTTGGCGTTGTCAGCCGCCTGCTGCAAAGTGCCGAACTCATCAGACAAATCCATCAGCGCCCCGAACAGTTCAGGGTTTGCCAAGGCATCCGTTGCCTCTACCAGCGCGCGATACTGCGCGACCGTGGCGATATTGCCATAGCCCAGCGGGGTTAGGGTGCTGGATATGGTCTGGCGGGCATAGGCGGTATTTTCCGCGTCCGAATAGAACGTGCTGCGGTAATTCGCCATGGCCTGATCGACCAACTGCTTTTGACGCAGGGCGATAAATTCTTGCAGCTGTGCGTATTCCTCAGCCGAAGCCTTCGCCTCCACAAAGATGGCCGTCAGCTCGGTGAAGCCTGCCTGCATTTCCTTGAGGGATGCAGCGAATGGACTGGAGGCTGCCTCCAATTCCTTGAATACAGCTTCGAAAGCTATGGCCTTGTTAAGCTGGGTTTCGAGATCACCACCAGCTTTCAGGATGTTTTGCGTGGATGCACGAATGCCCTGAATAACACCACGCTCAATCAGCAGCTTCGTCGCAGCCAATGCAGCGGCTTCGGCATCCTTGCCAAAGTTCATTACGCCAGAACCCTTAACGCGGCCTTGTCCGGTAGGGTCAACAATATAGTCGTCCTTGCGCATCCCGATGGTTACACCGCGCACTGTGCCAACCGTTCCGCCAAGCGCCTTGGCAATGCTGGCTAGCGAGCCGATAATGGCATCGCCCGCCTGCGTTGCCGCCTTCAACTGGTCGCCCTTTCCAGTGGTGCCAGTGATGCGATTGCCGTTGACCGTGACTGCGCCCTTGGGGGTACCGCCGAAGATAGAGCCAAGGAACCCACCAAGGGTGCCAAGGATGGCAGACCCAATCATGCCGCCGATTGGCCCGCCAATCAGATTGCCGATTGCCTGTCCTGCTGCACCGCCGATTGCCGCGCCGATATTGCTGGCCGTTCCCCGGTTGCCCCCCAATATGGTATCAGCCGCCATGGAGCCGGTGGCCGCTCCTTGGATCAACCCGCCCAAGGTCTTGGCCAGCCCGGAAGCCTTCTCGCCAAACACCGAAACCAGTCCTGCCTCAATGGCCTTGCGCTGCTGGGTATAGGCTTGCTGGCCGTCCTTGGTGAGAAGGCCAATCATGGTGCCGATGCCGCCAGAACCCAAGAGGGATGCCACAGGATTACCACTGGTGAGGATGCCCAAGATTTGCCCGAACGAACCGCTACCCATCACCCCGTTCAGGGCCGAAAGGGCGGCAGCGGCATTGTCTATTTGCGCACGTTCCTCGCCGTAGGCCTTGGCGCGCTCCTTTATGGCGGAAACCATGTCGGGCGTCAGAATGATATGGTCGCGCTCAGCCTTGGCCAGCAATTCCTGCTCAAACCGATAAGCGGCAAGCGCTGCGCCAGAGAGACCCATCTCTGCGCGTTCGGCAGCCATTGCCTTCATGGAGGCTTCCGACTGGACGCGCATATCTTCCATGAATTTGGAAGTGTCACCAGCAGCCTGGATCTTGCCAATTTCCTTGGCCTTGTCAGCCAATGCCTGTTTCTGGTCCTGCGTAAGGGTAAGCTCTTTATCCAGAGCCTCATTCATCAGGTTTTGCAGGGCGACCAAGGAATACAGTTCCTCACCATACAGCCCGACATTCGTGTTGGCCTGCGACAGGGCGCGAATTTGCTTGTCCAACCCATCATTGATGGCCTTGAATCCTTCGGCGTTCTTGAGCGCAATCTGGGCCGCCGTCAGTTCGTCGGCCAATCCCATCAATACGCGCGTCTGCGCGTCGGTCAGTGTGATGCCCTTGGCCTGGGCATCGTTCAGCAGCTTCTGCTGGTTTTCCATGCGCAGGGCTGCATCGGCGCTAAGCCCGACTGCCCGCGTCTTGGTTTCAATCAGTGCGATTTCGCGGGTGACATCGCCCACCAGATCGGCAAACTTCTCGGCTTCGGTTTTGCCGCCGCTTTTCTCCCGCGCCGCGCCTGGATCACCGGCAGCAGCAAGGATGGCTTCGCGGCGACGTTGGGCTGCGCGATTGGAAACATCGGACAGGAAGCGGTCAATTGCCCCTGACGCGCTTTGCATCCCATCGTCAAAGCCCTTGGTGAAGGCATCGCCCAAGGCCTTGCCTTGACCTTCAAACTGATTGGCAAAACGCCCCAGCGATACATCGCCCAGATTCCCCAGATCGACGCCGGGGATGCTGTTGGCGAAGTCCAGCACCGAATTGATGCCCATCACCGCCTTGTTGATAAGGAACTCAATACCCGCGACGGTGCCATTCACGATTTGCATGAACGTGTCGCCAATCGCCCCCGGCAAAATGCGCCATGAGGCGATCATGCCTTGGATGAGGCCAGTCCATGTGCCTGCGATCAGTTTGATTGCTGTCAGGGCTACGGTCGTAACCGTGTCGAGCGTCCAGTTCCATGCATCAGCCAGCCACTTGAGCGGGCCTTCAAACGCGCTGGTGAGACGGTCCCCCACAACATCAAAGAATGCGAAGAACGTGTCGCCAATTGTCACGCCGGTTTCAACGCCGGACTTCTTGACGCGCTCAAGCTGCTTTTCAGTCAGCCCAAGGCCAGAGATTATATCGCCGTTGGCCTGACGGATATTGCGGGCACCCAAGGCGAATGCAGCCGCGACAGCAGCGACAGCCGCCGCAATGGCCAGCACGATAGGCAAGATGGGAGCAAGTGCAGCCCATATCTGTGCGCCAGCAGCCTTGGCCACCGCGCCGATAGTCGCGCCTGTAGCGATTGCCCGCTCTTGCAGAATGTCGAATAACTGCGGGCCTTGCTGGATGGCAATCATCAATGGGTTCATGCCCATCGCGGCTGTCACACCAATATCGGCAAACTGGCGAGAGAAGTTCAAACCATCACGGGCGGTCAGTTTGATAGCGCCGCTGACTTTTTGGAACTCACGCGGGACCGCTCCCACGCTTTGCAAGTTGCGCCCAATGGCAAGGAAATTGGAATTAACCTTGCCCGTCAGAATGTCATAACCTTCCGCAAGGCGCGTGACCTGTGAGGCGGATGCAGCGGCGGCAGAACCAGCGGCATCAATGGCTGACGCACTGGCAAGGGCTTCGGAAGTTGCCCGATTGGTCGAGCCTGCGTAACGGTCGATCGCGGCCTGCGCTTGCGCGGCATCGCGGGCCAACTTGGATATGCCGGAATCCGCCGTATTGGCCGCGTTGCCCAGATCGCGGGTGCCAGATGCCCCACGCTGTGCCTCACGGCCCATACGGTCGGCAGCAGACCCCGCCTTGTCTGCGGATGATGCAAACTTATCTAGATCGGCAGTGCCTTTGACAATCCCGTCAGAATCAACCCGCAGGCCAAGTGCAGCAATATCTGCCATCAGAAGCTACCCCCTGAATGTGCCACGGAAGGCATCGCGAGCGGGGTTGCTACTTTTGGCGATTTCTGGATCTGCGTCATCCTTGCGATTGACCTCAGCCAGATAGGCAGCATCCATTTTGCGGATGCAGGCGCGGAAACAGTCGGCGTCATCATACGACCAACCGGCAACATGCGCGTCGATAGCAAGCGAAGGAATTTCGCCCAAGCCCATGCCCATTTGGCGGTTGGTGGATAGTTCAAGAAAATCTTCATACCATCCACCTAACCCTGGCAATAACTCGGGCGGTTCAAGTTCGACTATAACCTGTCCCGCGTCTTTTGCTGCCTTGTGGGCCGATGCAGAACGCATGGCCCACAAAAGCATCTCGACTAGTTTCCCGCCGCTTCCCTGGTGCGGGATGCAAGGTTTTCAGCAACCTTGTTGCCAGCCCATTCCACAGCGCGGCGGTATTCAGCACCAATGCCGAAGTCATCATCCGCCGTAAGAATGGCCATGGCCGTATCGGGTTCGTATTTCACAGCCTTGCCGCCGCTGGTCACACCATCCCAGTCCAGCAGGATATGCTCAGCCAGAGGCTTACCCGCCGAAACGGAAAAACCGACAAGACCCTCATCAGTATTCAGGGTTTTACCAGACCGGCGAGCAAGGCCCGCGGTGGCTACGCGGAAAGGCTTGTAGTTGGTGCTGCGAACGCGAAGCCGCAGGCCGGGATTATCGGGGATTTCATCAATCCACTCACCCTCGGTCAGATCGACCTTTTTCTTGAGGTTGGCAATATCCATGGTAATCGATTCTCCATCCCATCCGCGTCTCGACCACATCCGGGATTTCTTCGGGCCTTAGGGGTGGGGGCAGGTGGACCCGAAACACCTGCCCCCAGTCTCAGAATGCAGTGCCGCCGTCGATATCATCCTTGGTGGGAAGGATATTGCCTCCCCACCCTTCGATGCCGCCAGGAACTTGTTCGCCGACCATAATCAAACCTCTACAATATTGCTATCGACCGCCACGGCATAGGTGCGCAGCTGAGGTGTGTTGGCATCGCCGCCCGACTTCGCGCCCGGCATGGCAAGGCCGATGAACAGATCCGTCTGACCAGCAGGAAGGCCAGTAGCGGTGTGGACACCCGACTGAGTGCCGCTGGTGGTGATGGCCGAGCCGCCCGGAGTGGCGGAAACAGAAAAGTCCGTAGCAGTCAGACCCGCCGCAACAACATAATAAGTCGTGCCTGCGGTGATGCCGGTAGGGAGTGCGCCAGTGGTGGCAAAGGAAACAGGAGAATCCACAGTAAGCCCGTGGCCGCCAGCCCAAGTGATAACACCCGGCGTGGCGATGGTCATGGTTACGACTGCGCTTTCAGCACAGCCTGCACCCCATTCGATCTTGAATGCGTAAGGCTTGCAGCCTTCGGTAGCGGCCTTGAACGCAATCTGGCCTGGATCATTGATAATGGGCAGGAACGTGTTTTCCATCGTGCCGCCCGAGCGAGTGCCCTTGGCCTGACGAACGCGCTTTTCGCTGATAACCGGCTGCGAAACAACTTCCTGTGTGTCGCCAAGCGAGCCGGCGCTGGTCCAGCCCTTTACTTCAGTCCATGTCTGGCCAGTAAAGGTGGCAAGAGTAACGTCAGCAGTCTGTGGGGCCATTTTGGTCCCGATATAGAACTTTGAGCCAGCAACGGCATACAGCTGCGCCATGTGAACACTCCTAGTGCGCCCTCATGGGCGGTTAAACTGGAGGGTGGTTTACAGCATGGCAAGGGGTTAGGCAAGATGGGTTGGGTTGGGGTTAGGGCATCCTAACCCTATTAGAACCTTGCGCCTCACAAGCCGCTATAATGGCAAGCGCCGTATCTTTTGATACCTTATCTGGCGCGCTTGGCCCGCTCCATCCCAGCCATTGCACGGGGACTTCAATATCAATCCCATGCGCGAACCTATCTTTAGGCGTCCATGACCCGTCATCAAACTTCATGGTTGGGCCATTTGCCCACCTTTCGGGAAACAACCAGAAGGCGGTTCGCCCAGAAAGATAAAGGCGCTCTTCATTCAATTCATCTTCATCTGTCCAATATTGAATGGGGCGCAGATAACGAGGATTAACTGCAAATGATGGCTCTGGGAAAAGTGATGCCCACCATTGGGATAGCAGTTCCAGAAGCCAGCTCATTGGGCGGCCCCGATCTTGGTTAGGAGGGTGCGGGCAGGCTCTTGGGCCGCACGTTGCTCCGGCCCATCCAGCAAGTAGATTATGCGCTGAATGAAATCCGCTGGGTCACGCAATGAACCATCAGGCTTTAGATGTTCCGCCATAGCGGATTGCATCAGCTTAAGATGGCCACTGAGGCTGATCAAAGAGCCGGCCATTTCATGCGCGCCAGCGTAGAGGTTGGCGTTTCCCAGTTCCTCGCTTTTGTTTTCGCGCCGGCAGACCATAGCAACGTATTCACCATCGTCGTCATGCAGCCAGTAGCCTCGCGCGCCGTCTCCCTGTGGTTCGATGCGCACCGGTCCGCTCGTCCAAGGCGTTCCCCCGCTCATGCCGGGTCTGCCTTTTGGGTGGACTGATCCTTGGCGCGCTTGGCTTCACGGGCCGCACGTTCGCGCTGGATTTTGCCCCGCGCTAGGCGGATGGCGTCATCTAGATACAGCGCCTCACTGGTGGCAGTGTCATTGCCAATACGGACTGTCGCGACGGCATTGCCTTCCTCGCAGTCAAAGTTCGGGCCACGAACGCCAACGGACAGGATAAGGTAATCCTCGCCAGATGTGCGGAGGCTGTTGATGCGCTGCTGCAGGTCGTTCAGCCATGCGCGATCAAACGCACTCGGGTTCTCAGGCTTGCTCACATTCATTCTCCATCAACAATGCAACCCTACTATTGCAATACACCCAACCCGTCAAGCCCTGTTATACAAAACTTCCCAAGGCACCCTGATCATGGCCACATGATAAACGCCATCACGATAGGGCTGGTCCGCGCCTGCATCGCGCGTGACGCGCAGGCATACGCCGCTATGGAACATATGCGTATCGGCGGGGAACTGGTCGGCAATTGATCCCGCCAGTTGGACAAGCTGGGTATGGGTGACGGCCAAGGCAATAGGCCATTGGACGCCTAGCATCAACGTGCCAGAGCGCCGCGATACAGTGCCGCCAATCGAGAGACGCTGATTATCATTGCGGGCATCACTGATGATAAGGAATGGCGCTGGATTGCCGCCTGCGACTGGTGCGGGAATAGCCGCGTTGGGGTCATAGACCGGCAACGTCGGGGTTGTGGCGATCGTGGCTATCTTGGCCTTTAGGGCGAGCCAGATTTTGGTGTCTATGGATGAGGGCATATTATCTCCAACCTCTCTTTAGGCAGGCAGCAGGAGAAAGCCTGACGTGATGACGCGGCATTCCCGCAGCCTTATATTCGGAAAGGCTCATACTGGCTTTAGCCATGTTGCAAGCGCGACACGCAGTTTTAAGATTGCCCGCGACAGACAAGCCACCTTTCGCAAGTGGCTTTACGTGGTCCACTGTCGCGGCATCTTCCGCATGCGGGTCGGCACGTTGCACCACACAACCGCAATAGCGGCACTTATAATTATCTCGCTTATAGACAGTCGCGCGAATATTTTCAGATACCCGCCCCATTACCTACCCCCAGAACTAGGCGTGGAGGCCATCTCAACCGTCACACGGTCCACAATCTGCGACCAATTGGCTACAGCCGCCTCCACGAAGCCGAAGCCGCTCTGATTATATACCCGGCCCAAACTATCCTCGCCCACGAAGCCCCAGTTTTGCCTCCGGGCGTATCTAGCCTGATAGCCAAGCCAAATCGTATCTCCCGGATCCAGCGTCAGCAGCACAGGCCCAACATCGCCGCCAGTAAAAGGCCCAGGCCCCGTTGTCGGCATACCCGATGTGGACGCCAAAAGCGAACGCGCCAGATTGCCAGTCTTGACCGGCACCCGCCCGCCATTGGGAATGGTTTGCGTCATCTCGGCGGCCAAGGCCTGCACAGATCCCCGATGGACCGCCTGAATGCGTTCCTTGGTTTCACGCACCCAATCGGAGGGGTTGGTGTTTTTCCAGGTCATTGGGTGGGGGTGATAAAGGAGGCGGCAAGATACACCGCGTGGCCAGCGCCCATCAAAAAGATGGCACCTAAAAACATCGCGCAGAATATTTCTATCCCGTCCATTTCCTTTTTATGCTTGTTCGCCATCACCCTTCTCCTTCTTAAGACCCACCATCTCACCTAAGCCCAAAGCCGCCTGCTTGACGGCCTCGGCTATCTTAGCCTCAACAAAGGCAGCGCGCAATTTATCGCGGCGTTCGGTGCAATTGAGGCAGGTCATCCCGCGTTAAAGCTGGCGCAGATAATCCGCCCAGCATCCATGTCAGCGGCGGCTTCACCAATATACTCAACATCAATGTCATCAGGTGACGGTGCCCATGATTTATATGAATGGTTCCATTCATCATATCCAGATGGATGAATTTTTGACGCCACTTCGCTTGTTTCAGCTGCCACTACAGCAGATTCAAATACGTCATAAGGCGTATATTTTCCGGGCCATTTATATGAAATCAGCCAAATCTTCATCACTCAACTCCCCATCCAAAATCTATCTCAAACACCGTATCGCACTTACAATTCACCACCTGCGCAGCCCCGCCAGCAGGATCATGGGCATATTGCATCAGCGTCCCATCGGGCAGCACAAACGGGCTATCCAGACCCTGCACCGTCTTGTTGTTCATCACAATATGCTGCACCCGCGCATCTTCACCTTTAGCACCGAGGTGCCTCCACCGCTTCCGCAACGCCTCTGGCGGCAACCCGGCCTTATCCAGCGCCTGCCTGTAGGATTCGGCCCGCGCACCCATAACACTGGTGGCCGTTTCGGTGCGGGCAACGTCATCGGCGCGCCTTGCTAGGAGGCGGTCGGCATAGCGACCAGCAATCTTTTCCTGCTCAGCCTTGGTCAGCGGCTTCCCTGACCGGATGCGCGCCCGAATAGTCCGCAAGTCACGCCCATCCATCCGGGTATAGCGCGGCTTGTATTCGCCCGTTACCCTATCCTTGACAAACAGTGCGCGCAGGTCGCCGCCCAGCAATTCCCTCACGCTGCCAACATATTCCGATTGCGGTGCGGACAGGCCAATAATCCCGCCCTTTCGGCGTCCGGTCACGCGATCAACGCGACCGGCAATCTCAACGGCAATCTGTTGCGGGCCATTGCCTTGCTGATAGCCGCGCAGGATAGTTTCCCGTGCGGCGGTAACTTGCTCTTCCGTATAGCCGGTGATCCTTGTGGCCGCCAGTTCGCGTATCCACGCCTCGGCGTGTGGGTTGGTCATGTCGAACCGTGTTCCTGGCGGGCTTTGGAGGACAGCGGCTGTGGCATATAGGTTAAGCGAGGCGGTATAATAGGCGCTGAATGCAGCCGGTTCTATATTCAGGGCGGCAATGGCCGCTTCAATATCGTTACGGCGCAGAGCGTCGGTTAGCGCCTTCACGTCCACGCCTGCGCGCAACTCTTCCATGGCCTGCAGGAACGCCGCGCGCAGGGCTGGGGAGAGTTGGGCTAGGAGTTGGTCTAGGGTTGGCATGGTGGGGCTATTCTTCCTTAAGCGGCAGCGTTTCCAATCCGGCTCTTATAGCAAAGGCTAGTGGCTCCCAATTTATATAGCCTGCCAAGTGATCAGATACAGCTTCCCAGAATTTATAGGTGTCAGCATTGATGGGCTGACTTAGAAGATTCTCATATAGATCATCCTTCATTCCCCATCTCCTAGAAACTGCCCAACATTCATGCGGGCCTTATGGTAGCGCGCCCAAGCATCATCCGTTAGGCGTCCATCATCCGTGCAGATGCAATCTTCTGCTGCGCCATACAATTCATCCAACAACCCCACAGCCTCAATATAAGCCGCCTCCAATGCGGGTAGGCGGGCTATGCGGCGGGCGTTGACTTGGGCAACTTCCGTTTTCTTAAAATCTTTCCGGGCGAATGCAACGCAGGCATGGCCGGAGACTACTTCACGCCCATTAAAGAAACGGCCCACAGCCCACTCCCCACCCGTCCCCGCTTCACGGTCGGCCAGCAGTTCGGAGAGGTTGATTTTGTTGGTCATGGCTGGCGCTCCATAAAGGAGGCGAGGCCTATGCTAATATACCTCAGAAAATCGCTGTTGCTCATATGGTCTAAGAGGTGGGCTGTCGCCTCCTGCCAATTATGAAACTCATCCGGGTGCCCGTGCTTTGCATAATCAAAGCCCACATGGGCAAGAACGGAATCCTCTAAGTCGAGGATCGGCCCTTCATTCACATCTTCTAGGGTCATCTCAATTCTCCATCAATCTGCAACCCACCTATTGCATCCCGCGCACCCCGTCAACCCCGCACGATGAACTCCACCGCCGAGACAACACCCGCCCCCACAATATTCTTCACCCGCAGCACAGTAACCGGCTTGCCATCGATCTCCATAATATCCTCCGGTTCATAACCCCCAGCAATCGGAGCGCTAATCACACGCTTGTCAGACGCCACAATGGCATTGCCGGGACTATACTCCACACCCACCAGCTGCGCCGACACGCCGAACGCATTGGCTCGCAGCGGGGTCACGACGCGCGTGGTGGTAGGTGGATCGTAAACCTCAACACCCGGCACACTGGTCAGGCGCACCAGGGATATTGTGCCCGAGCCAAAGCCACCCTCCGAAGCGGGGCGCAGCAGGCGGGTGGAGACGCCGGCCATTCGGGTGAAGATGTCCATTAGGTTGAAAGCCAATCATCAAGTTTAGCGCGCATCGTCTGGTTGTAGATAGTTGCTGCGAAACCGGCTTTCTCAACACTTATGGCTAAGGGTGATGCACCCGTGTATTGCCGAGCGACACCAAACCATCCAGTAGCCACTCCGCCTGAGGCATTGACAAGTGACTGATCACCCCCAAACTGGACGCCATCGATCCAAAGCCTAGCTATTTCAGTGTTAAAATCAACTTCAACGACGAATGCCCTGATTGTCGTAAGATCTGGCAATCCGGTAAAGTCTATCTGGTCTCTTTTGGCTGTCCCTCTGGAGGAATTTACAAAGAGTCTCAGCGAGGTAGTAGAGCTGCTGATGCTGAAAAGACCGACCCCGGCATATGATGACGCACCCCCAATGCTGGCAATCGCACGGGTGGCGGATGGCGTGCCATTAAGCTTCACTCTCCCGAACATTGTAATTTTGGGATCTTCATTAAATGCCGGAACTGCGGGAACATCGAATGTGATCATTTTATTCAAGCCAGGCTGGACCGAATGATAATAAGCATCGTTACAGACATACATTTTGGACCCGTCCAGAACAAGCCCTTCTATTGCACCGACAGACGGTGTGACTTCAAAACGCATAATAGGTTGCCACGTTGGGTAGTGGATCACCCCTATGTGGTCCGGGTCAACGTCTGACGTATAATATAGAATTTCGTTAACGCTGTCGTAAAACAGCTGGTCAGTTGATGATCTTATTGAAAGTGACGTAAACGACAGTACGCCAGCCTTGCTGTATACTGTGAATACCCCGTGTTCATCGCAGACAATAATCTGGTTATTAGTCGGATCAATGGCAATCCCGCTAGGTCCTGTTGATGAGAACGAGCCTATGCTTGTTCCATCCCGTCCAACGTGGCGGACGAGATTCTCGACAATAGAGCACAGCCAGAATGTGTCGTCTGAAGCGTCGTAAGCAATTCCTTGGATTTGCGTCATGCTAGGAATTGTCGAGGTCATATCGACCTCACTGATAAATGCGCCGTCTTTTGTGATATTTACTATACTTGGCCTGAACGTCCCACCTGAGGGTGTTGCCCTGCCGTAATTTGCCGCCCAAAGGGTGTTGGTCGATGTGTCAAGCGTCAGCCCGGTGCATGTGAAACCCTTCCCCGGCGCGCTGTCTGATAAGTCAGGCATGGTCACAGCATTAGATGCCGCCAGGGCATCTCTTTTAAACGCACTCAGGCTATTGTTGCTTCCGTTAAAAAGCAGTCCATTAGTCTTAACTAGAGGTCTTTCAGACGAGACAGTTACAAACGCGAACATCCCGTTCGGTCCTTGATCGTTCCATCTGGCAACAGGATCATCTAGCGCGAGTGCCGGGGTCGCGGCAAAAACATCCTGGAAACGGGAATCGGCAACGCTGTAGTCGAGAGCTGTTCCTTTAACGTCCCCGAGAAATAGCAAGTAAGGCATAGAATCCCAGATGAACGGGGCCTCCACCACATTACTATCCACCGCGATAGCCCAGCTGCGAAGCTGCGCAGTATTTGCGTCCCCGCCAGCGCGTGAACCTGGCATCGCCAGCCCATAGAACAGATCCACCATGGGGTCATCTTCGCATCCCTCATTCCACTCCACTTTGAATGCATAAGGGCTGCACGATTCCATGGCGGCCAAGAATCGCTGCTGGCCTGGGTCACCCGCAATAGGCAGGAACGTATTCTCCATCACCTGCCCGGAAACGGTGCCTTTGGTTTGGGCAAGACGCCCCGACAGGACCGCCTGCGACACAACCTCTTGACTATCACCCAGCGAACCAAGCGTGACCAGCCCGCCAATCTCAAGCCAATCCTGGCCGATGAAATCCACCTCCGTGACTTCAGACTTCCCAGCAACCCGCAGGCCAATATACAGCTTTGATCCGCCGATGGGGTTCATGGGTTAATCCTTCTCGGGCTTGCGGACGCCACCCTTCTTGCCATCACCGTCATGGTCAAGTTCGTCCAGCACAACATACCCGCCAGCCCAATCGCGCGGGATATTCTCGCCAACATCCAGAATGCTGCCAACCTTGAGGCCATCGACAATCGGTGCAGTGATCTTGATACGCATAGGGTCATCTCCTTTGGGGGATACATAGCTTGTTGGGGGCGATATTGAAAGGGGGTTGACGTTGCTAATGGGTTAGTGCATTGGTGCTGGAGAGATGGAGAATTGAGATGGAATATTTCGGATATGGGCTGGCTGGCCTTTGGTCACTTGGATGTTTCGGGTTGCCGCTCTGGGGCGCTTGGCATTTCTCATTCGGTCTCGAAAAATATGATCGAGAATATGGAATGTCGGCAGCCCTACTTCTTCTTATCTGGCCGCTAGGGTGCTTCATGGCCTTTTTGCCTTGGATGGCTATGGATGCCGCTGCTAGTCCCAACTTGGAAACACTCAAAAAGGCCGAATGGGCCTGTTCAGAATCGCACACTGAAACCAGAAGGGGAGCCGTATCTACCGGCAAGATTACCATTCCCACGACTACGCATTTAACTGTGTGCGACCAGTATAACCGTATTGGAGACGGCGCATGACCCCCATCGAATCCGCAGCCCGCGCCCTGTCGCAAGACTATTGGGCGGGCAAGTGCAACGCCGAGCAACTGGCGGCATATGTTGACCGCACATGGCCGCGCTACGTTGGGCGGGTGCGCTTGGTGCTGGAGGCGGTTAGGCCTGTTAGCGTGAAGATGCTGGATGCTGGGGATCAAGCGGCCCGCTTTGATTTTGATAGCGGCGGGCCAGAGGAAATCTGGCAAGCCATGATTGATGCCGCGATGGGAGATACGCAATGACTATTGATTGGACCAAGCCAATCGAGTTTATGGATGGGACGCCTGTGGTGTTGGCCAAGCATGGCCTAGATTATGGCGACTGCACTAACCCGGATGATGATGGCGATTACTGGACCGTCGAGGAAGGGGAAGAGGAGGACGCTATCAACACAGACTGTTTTCGGTTTGATGGCACTCGCTATCCGGGGGGTAAAGTGGAAGTCCGCAATCGCGCCGCCCCCACAGAACAACCCAAAACCCTGCGCGATGAATTTGCCATGGCAGCTTTGACCTGGATACCGCGCCCGAAATGGGGCGGCCCTCTCGACAGCGTTTGCGTGGCATCCGAGGCCTACGACATAGCAGACGCTATGATGGCCGAACGGGAGCGTGGCCAATGACACCGCTAGAACGTGCTGCGAGGGACTTGGCCAAAGCCTTAGGCGGGGACTTTGATGAAAGCCTTGGCGGCGAAATCGAATGGAAAGAGGACTACATGAACGCAGTCCGCGCCGTACTTCTGGCGATCAGGGAGCCGAGTGAGGGGATGATTGAGGCTGGTTCTGCGGGCGGTGACTGGCCGTGGTCCAAGGGCACGTTTCAGGCCATGATCGACAAGGCATTGGAGGAAGGGTGATGGAGCGCTACCGCCTTTTACAGGGAGGCATTCCTGTTGCTTGGACAGATGGGCCAACGTCTCTGAGTGAGATCAGGCATTACGCCTTGGTCTATTCGCGTGACGGACCGGTGCAGATTGAGAAGCGCATCAATGGCCGTTGGAAGCGATTCACGGCTTAATCAAGGAGAATGATGATGGGCTTTGAGATCAAGAAGCGCGATGGGGTTTTCTGGGTTATCGTAACATGGCCTGACGGCGAGACATGCGATTACGGCGTATTCCCCAACAAGGATTTTGCCGAAGGGTTTGTTCAAGGGTTCGGCATGGGCATTCACTGCCACACATAAAAAAGGGCCGGCCTAAGCCAGCCCTTTCCCGTGACGATATCAAACCACCAAGAACCCAATCGACCGCGCCTTCGAGCAAAGCCAGATAGAAACCCATCCATCAATCAGGGGATCGACGGGGAAGCCAGCAGCGGCATTGCCAGCAGCAGCCCCGTCACCTGATGCGAAATACTCAACCTCAAGCACATCGACCTTTTCCCGCTTGGTGACGCGCGTCGGATCTGTGCCACCCTGCGCCCAACCGGAAACAGCCTGCAGATATGCGGCCCGATAGGACGCCAGTATCCATGCCTGCGGGATCAAGCTGGAAGGCACCACCTCGCATTGCACTGTATGGCCAACACGCGGCCAAGCCCGATCCTGCGCAAAGCCGCCCGTGCGCTTGCTGCAGCTTAGTCCAGGCTCATAGGCTCCATCCACATAGTTGCTACCCACTTCGCGCAGGATGGCAACCGCAGGCGCACCAACGGGCAGGCTAAGGCCATTAGCCGCAAGCCAGTCGGTAAAACCCTGATCAGTGCCATAGCCTGCCATTATTCGACCTCATCTTCGGGTAGGCCTGATACGGCCAAGGCCGTCTGCGCATTGCCCATGCTATCTGTGAAAGTCGGGCCGGTCACAACCTTGACAGGCAAGGGTGGCTGCAATGTCACGCCGTCGCTCAACAGATAAGGGCTGTCAGTCTCGAACACTTCGGCCCCGCCATCTGCCTCGTAAACCCCTGTTGCCTCCTGGCCGTCAGGGACAATAAACGTGATGCCGAGCGGCTCATTTGGCATTACTTATCCTTGCTGTCCTTACGCGGACGACCGCGCTTAGGTTTTTCCACCGTAGCCCCATCGGTGGATTCGCCGGGCTTCAGGGTTATTCCTTGGAAGGTCTGCTCGACCTTGCTGGTGTTGATGATCTTCATTCTACCTCCACCGCCTTTTCATCAGACCATGCCGACTGGCCAGCGGCAGAGATTGCCGCAATGTCAATAGTGTATTCGCCAGCATCCAGTTCAATCGGATAGGCCCCGGTTTCAGGATCAACAATCGTCACATCCTCGCCATCAACCCGAATGGCAATTCCGGTCATGTCAATGCCGTTATCGTCCGGCAGTGCGGTGATGGTGACTGTGATGCCTGTTTCAGTGGCGGCCACAGACCAGTTGCCTGCCACAAAGGCGTTGGGCGCTTCTGGTGTGGCAGTGTCGATCTGCTTGGCAGAAACATACATGCGGAACATGCGCAGGTCATTGCCTACAAGGTCACCCTGCCCCGTCCCGAAAGAAGGAAACTCAACGCGCTCACCATCTACGTCTGAAAAGAAGAACGGGCGGTTTACCCGATTGCGACCAGCTACAGCAACCATGTCCGGCTCTTTCAAAATGTGGGGGTCCAGTTACCCAGACCCCCATTTTCATTACGGCGCGGGCGTAACGCCATCCAGATAGCGCACAGTGTCGCGGATCTGGATCAGCTGGCCAACGCGGCCAATTCCGGGGACCGCATATTGCAACGGACCATCCTGATAAACAGGACGGAAGTTGAACACCATAGGCATCGGCAATTCCATCGCATCCGAAGAATTGCGATAGCCAACTGCGCGACCCTGGCCCGCTACGTTTGGCGATGTGGCCGTGGCAGCGCTGGCGAGGATTGGCATATCCCGAATGGTCAGAGGTTGGCCAGTGCGCGTGGTGTAGATGTTGTTCGCCATATACCACGACAGGATCGTGGCATTGGGTGAAGTCACACCATAAGGCGTAGTCGCCAGATAGCGGTATGCAGCAGGCGGCAGAAGCAGCGTGTTGCCGATCAGGCTTGCCAGAATGCCGGTCGTCAGTGACGGGCCAACAAGCAGCAGATCCAGTTCTGCAACAATCTGTTCCGGCTCCTTGAGGCCAACACCATTAGCATCAACCCAGTTACGCGCCGAACCCGTGCCCGTATTCGGGGAAACGGTAGGCGTTACACCAGTCAGGTTAAGCAGACCCGACCAACCGGGATGACCGGCACCATAAAGCGCAGTTTCAGCGCAGAAGATGTCAGCAGCCTGACGGGCCGAAATAGCCTTGCGGGCGGTCAGCGGATAGCCGGCGAACAGCGCCTTACCCACTTCTTCGACATTGTAGCGATAGCCCACCGCATACATCGCAAACTGCGAGGATACGGAAAGCAGCTTTACATCTGCAAGCGGAACATCCTTGGCATAGCCGGACTGCCACTGAGCGGCGCCCGTCATGTCGCCAACCTGGAAGTCAACACCGCTGGCCCATTCGGGATAGTCGGTATTGACCGGGACCAGTTCGGCCCAGTTTACAAGGTCGTATTCCTGTTCGAACGCACGGTTCGAAAGGACATGCGTCTGCTGGCGAAGGAAATTAAGGCCCTGCGCGTCTGAGATCATCATATTCATTGGTCAGGCCCCCTTACGTGGCAGCGGTGATAGCTGCGCTGTCAGGCGCAACATTGATACGGATGATCGCAGGCTCACCGCTTGCAACCGACTGGTCATAGCGGCAGCCGGGAAGCAGCATAAAGCCGGTGCCCGTGGCTGCACGGAAGGTGTTGTCAGCGGGGTTCCACCAGACAACGCCGCCAGCAGTCAGGGCTGCACCTGCAGGTGCGCCGAAGATCACGCCCATGGTTACAACGCCAAGCGTTTCGCCATCAGCATAAAGAAGCTGAGTGGTGCCGCGCGTGGAGATGTTTTCCTGCGTGATGCCGGCAAGGCGCTCGGTAGTCGCAAGCGTCTTGACATTGGCCGTGCCGTCAGCCGCAACGCCGTTGAGCGATACGGGAACGCCGAAGCCGATGGCCTTGGTGCTGGTGCCGGAAGCGAACGCGGTAAAGGCGTTCCATTCTTCCATATTCTGGAACTGACCGGGCGAACCCTTGGCAGGCTTGGTCTTGGGAGCGGGGAGAAGTGCCATAGTTCAAGCCTCCTTGCGGCCAGTCATGCGGCCAAGATAGCCGGCATGAGCTTTGTTGTCGGAATCCGAGACTCCGGTGGTGGCAATCTGGAAGCGAACGGGATCAACCTTGTCCGCATCCTCAGCCAGAATGTCGAAACGGGCATCGATATAGGCGTCAGCCTTATCCTTTGCCGCATCACCCACAATCGCAAGCACAACAGCCTTGCGAATGCCAGCGTCCGAAAGACCGTCAGTCTTGACATCAGGCGCGATAGCCTTGGCCTTGGCGATAAGATCGCCGCGAGCCGCTACAGCAGCGTCAAGGGCGCTTTCGTCCAGAACCTTGGCCTGGAGGGCGTCGATTTCGGCGTCCTTCTTGGCAAGATCGGCGTCCTTGGCGGCCAAGGCAGCATCATGGGTGGCAGCAAGCGCCGCCAGATTGGAAACCGCCTCAGCCTTGAAGGCTTCAACAGCGGGCGCATCGGTGGCAGCAACCTGCACAGCCTTATCGCCCAGCACAACAGTAACAGTGGACATGGCAACTCCTTTGTCCGTCTGGATGGCGGGCGGACCGCCCGAGTGAATGGGGGAAACACCCCAGACTTTCTTGTCATCGCCAATGCGGGCGTCCGGCCCTGCGCGGGCGGCATCCACAATGGCAACGTGATTGATCACAATGCCGCGCTGGACGGCATCGTATGTTTCCCCATCTTCGGTAGTCCCTGCAGTCCAGTCAATCCGGCAGGAATAGCCCGCTGATAACTGGTTTTTTCCGCCCTTGATTGCATCAATGGCATTGGCCGATTTGACGATCAGCGGAAGCGAAACCCACTGGCGGTCAATCTCGGCTGCGGTGGAAACTTCGCCAACCGCATAGTTATCCCAATTATCCGGCGTCACCAGTTCGCTGGGGTGGTCCATCGTGATCGGAGCATGGCTGAATGACGCCAGAGCGGCATCGGCAAACACTTCATCAGCAGGACGCCAGACACGAACAATCGGAATATCGGGACGCCCGACTTCGGACCCCAGATATTCCTGAATGCCGGTGCGCGCGGCCTTTGCAAGAGCGACCAGACCGCGATCCGTTACATTGACGGAGCCATCTAGCGTTACAGCATCGGTGAAGCGCAACATTGTCATAGGCTGGCCTTTACAGCGTCAGGGTTTGTTTCGCAAGGGTTAAGCATCCTCACCCTCGCCCGGCACAATATCCTGCTCACTAAGCGAGCCATATTCCTTGGTCGCCGCCTCAAGCCCTGGCAGAACGCCCTGCTCGATCAATTCATTGGTAACGCAATCGGACAGCACATCCAGCGGGATAATCTCGCCTGCCGTTGCGCCGGCCAGCGTCCGCGCGGCATCGGCAGTCGTCTTGAATATCTCGGCGCGCTCCTTTTCGGAAACCTGCCGCAGGGGCTTCCACTCATACCATATCTCAGGCGGACGCGAACCAAGGGCCGACTGAATCAGACATTCATCCAGCACCGTCATGGCCGGCTCGATACGATTAGACTGCTCGTGACCGATACGGTCATAATAAACCCGCTCATCGCCATCGCCAGAACCAGACAGGCCGGCAGCAGAACGACCAAACAGCCGAGTGGCCGGGATTTCCGCAGCGCCGGCCACCAAATAGCCGAACCGCTCAAGCAATGCATCCAGCCCACCAAATGAGGCAGTCTTGGAATCATACTCGTCCTGCTTATCCATGATCAGCGCACCGTTGATGCCCTTCATGGCCGCTTGCAAGATAAGGCGGTTCGTCATGATAGTGGTGCCGCATCCATCGGACAGCTTTTCAGCAAAGCCCTCAAACCGCATAACGTCAATCTTCGCCTCGAAGATCAGCGATACGATATTGGCAACCGAACTATCGTGCGACAGGACAGCATCCATCACCGGCTGTAGGGCGCTATCACCCCAGCCCCGCTCAAGGCGCATCTGGTCAGGCACGGGGTTGCCCTCAAACAGCACAAGGCGAGACGCATGGATTTTCTGCTCTGCAGTTCCATCGCGGCGGGCCAGTTTGTAATATTCAGCCTTGCCGTAATATTCGCTTTCAATGTCCTTGACCATCTCGTCAGGCGTCAGATCCATCTTGGTCAGAAGGGTCAACCCGCGCAGCTCACGAATACGCTCAGGCTTCAGCGGCTGCTCAGGGTTGGTTTCATTGGTCGAAATATACAGTGCGGAGCCGCCCAGCAGGCGAGACATTTTCAGGGCGGCTTCAACCTTGCGGTTAACACCCAACTTCTTTTCCAGCGCCTCGATCTTGGTGATCTGCTCAGCCTCAGCCTTCCACTGCCGCCACTTGCGTGTGGCATCCTCTGCGGGAATATCCACAATGGCGCGCGGAAGCCATGCACCGCGATAGGCATGGATTAAATCATCATCGGTCTGCTCGGTAAAGACATATTGGCTTGACGAGGCCTTGTCTCTGGCAGTGCCAAGGTTGGCCACGACATTGCGCAGGCTGTCCATCAGCGCGGCATCATTGACGATTGTGGCTTCAGTCATTTGAATGCATCCCAGTTATAACCTGTGCGCTTTTCTGTCGCATACGCCATGACCACCGCGTCGGCAAGGTTGTGCGATGGAACGCCGCGCGCCTTGAGTGACTTCTTGCCCTCCACCTTCATGCGCCCATTGACGCTTTCACGGCGAGGTTGCGACAGTTCGGCCTGCAGCTTGGCCCGCATAGGCAGACCGGACGGGATGGAAATCAACTGATCGGCATCATAGGGCAGACCGTTGCGGGCTTGCCATGTGTTGCGGAATCGGTCGCCCAGCATCCCCCAGCCTTGGGCCTTGAGGTTGGCAAACATATCGCCATGGGTCTTGCCAGGCTGATATTCCTTGTCGTCATTCACGGGCTTTTCAGAAGCCGTCCAACCGACAAAGGCGCAACTCTTGTCATTGCCAGCCAAACGCTTGAACTCACCCGGCACTGACGCGCCTACCCCAATATCGTCTATATGCAACGTGTCCAGCTTCTCGCGCTGGACAATGGGATAGGCATAGGCAGCGGCCTTGTTGGGGTTTTCATCGTGCCATTCATCCAGGCCAGACAACACGCAGCCATAGCGCCATGCGAGAGCATTGGGGTCGTTCGACTTGGGCGCGATCACATCACCCTCAACGCCTCCAGATACGTCCATGCCGCCAATCCGCCCGCCGCCAGTGGGGAAGTTGGGAATATATAGGTGGGCGTCCACAGCCGCCTCAACCCATGTCGGCTTGATGATCGCCAGCGCATTATCCGCGACAGGCTCGCCCAGATAGACATGGCGGTAAAGCTCAGGGTCCACCACCCGCATCAACTCGGCATCATCCTCCAGCTCTTGCGGGAAGAACGGGTTGTCCGTGTAGTTGACCTTCAGTGTGATGCAGTAGGGCTTGCCATGCAATTCAGCCGGGTAAATCGGCTCAGTGACAAATGCCTGATAGATGAAATCCAAGGGGCTGGCGGGGTTGAAGCAGACGTAAATCTCGGAGCCGGACTTGCGCATGGTCGGCACCAGCGCATTCCAGCTATCCTTGGTGATGCTTTCACCCTCATCAATGAATGCCGCATCGAAATTGGAGAAGCCCTTGAGCTTTTGATTTTGCAGCCGCTTGGAACTGGCGCGGAGGCCTGAAAACTTGAACACGCCGCCAGACGAGGGGCAAGTGATTTCGGTTTGCTTGATGTTGAAGAACGCGCCCAGATTGCGGCGATCGATTTCTTCGACAATTTCCTGGTAACTGCTCTCGGCAATCGCCTCCATCAGTTCGCGGAAGCACACCACGCGCCACCCAGCGTGTAGCACGTTGTTGACCAGAAGGGTGATGACGGTCCGCGTCTTGGAACTACCCCGGCCACCATAGGCGCACTTGAATCGTGCGGCCTGCAGGAATGGCCGAAATATACCGGGGATGGGGCAGTCGAAAACCGGCGCGTCATCAACCGGCAGGCTGGCCATCAGTCCACCAGCTTATAGCTAGGCTCTCGCGCTGGGGTCATGGAGCCATCACTGCTGGATAGATCCAGTTTATCGCCGTAGCGTTTGGGAGCCAACTTCGACGCGCGCCATTGACGCGCCCAAATACGGAGCTTCACTACCTGCCAATCTTCCTCGGTGGCCTCGTCTGCCATGCGGATGATATTGTCCGCTTCAAACTCTTGCTGAGCTTCGCGCGCGCCCGCGATAATTGTCCGAAAGTCTTCATCCTCACCCATACGCGCATAGACCATGCTGGACGATGGCATATGCTTATCTTGGCAGATAACGTGCATGGCCTCGCCCGATGCAAGGCGAGTGCAAAGCTCTTTGATGATAGCCGGGTTGTCTAGCTTGGATTGAGCAACCTTACCCGCCACGACCAACAGCCTCCATCAGCTCGTCATAATCCTTCTGGTCCATCTGCACCACCAAATCAGGCGCAGAGCCTGTCAGCATGACTTCACCGCCTTGGGGGAACGCAGGGACCACCAACGCAACAATCTGGGTCACATGGCACCCATAGCGATCACATGCACCCACAACCTTGCCGCCGTCCACAAACAGCAATTCCTGCCCACCGCGAATGGTAGCGGTATTATACCCCGTGCGGCTGCTTGCCTTGACGGCGGTGATGAATACCGGGGGCTGGCACTCGGGGTCGCAATCAACCGACCATGCCGGTTCAGTTGGGCCACGATTGATCTCGAAGGATTGCTTGCCCGTGAACTCATTCACCTTGTGGGTGACTTGAGCCGTGGCAGGGGTGGCTAGAGCCAGTAGGGGAAAAAGGAACCTATACATAACAATCCCCATCTATCTCCATGCTGGGTTGGTTGCAAGGGGAGGGATGGAGCACCTCGACCCTTGCGGTTTGGGGTATGGCTTTATGAGGCGGGGGTGTCAAGTGGGTTAGTATCGAACTCGGTTGCAAGAACCACAGGTTATTTCTGATGGCTTGCGGCTCGTCCGCACCGGATTGTGCTTGGGGCCGGTTGCGCGTTCAGTGTCACCGACACGGCCAGTAACCCTGATGCCACAAAACGTGAGGCCACGCGTCCCCCAGTAGGTTGCGGCGTGGACCTTCACCGTGCGGCCCTTTCACGCAAGTATCGCCGGATATTCTTGAGGCGGCGTTCGCGGTAATAGTCTGCGGTGTCTGCGGCAAGGCGAGCATCCCTACGGGCAACATATTCCGGGTTGCTGTCGAGCATCCGTGCGGCGTCGTAACGAGCGGTGATTGTTTCTACGGTCTGCTGAAGTTCAAAGCTCATTTCAAATTCTCCATCTCTTCAATGCCCCTTATATGCACTAACCCTTTTACCCCGTCAACCCCATTTCTTCACCCCTACAATATCCCACTCCGACCCGGTATCAGTCCATCTGCGTTGGCCAGCGGTGCATGGCTCACGGTCCACCCAGCCTGAGCGATAGACGACTTGCAGTTTCATCTCGCCCGTATCGGGTCGCCGCCATTGGGTGGGGGTGAAGGTTGGGGGTAAGGGTCCGGTGTAGGTCATTTCTGGATTGCGATGCCTTTAGGCTCGAACTTCCCGCACCAATCATCGCCCTCCACTGCTGGCCATACGCCGAACTTTTCATCCTTCAACATGATAGGAGGATTAAATCTGCAAACCCCGTCATTCATCACGTAGCGATCCCAAAACTGGCAGGTCGAGCATTTTCTCATAAAATTCTCCTAAAACAGACCGTAGACAAGTGGTGCTTATGCGCGCGCGCGACGTGCGCTTTCGGTAGAAAAAAGGTTTTAAAAATATCTATTACACACAAGCTACGGTCGTCTACGGTCTGGGCCTGTTTTTGCCATTTTAACCGTAGACAACCGTAGACAGTTTTCATTCACCCCTCCTTGCCGCGCGTCGATCCTCAACCGTCTCAGCGATAATCTTGCGAACCTCGGCGCGCTGCTCAGCCTCCTTCAGGCCCTTCATTTCAAACTTGATATGGACTTGCGGGTCCACCTTCCATGATGGTGCATCCTTGCGCTTGTGGTCCTGCTCAAGCCACCCAAGAGCCTCAAGCTGCTCGAACACGGCAGCGGCTTCCTGGCGGTCAATCTTCTTCATGGCGCGCACATTCTGACCAATGGTGCGCATGGTGACGGTTTCCAGCTTGTGAGCCACGATATAGCCAGCAACGGCAGTCAGGCGGTCATGGTCTGGTGTCATCCCGAGCATACCGACATAGAAAGCTGTTGAATGGGCCATCAGGAAATCATGCAGGAACGCCTCAACCTTGGACGCCGTTTCAACTGAAATCTTTTGCGGCAATTCTTCCCCGGCGTGTTCAATGCAGTGCCAGATGATGCACAGACGGCCAAAGAAACCATTGAACTTGCCCATGTGGGTCGAGAGCATCGGGTTGACGCTTTCGAGGGCCTTCATGCGCTCGAAATGGAAGCGCGATGTGCGATACTGGATCTCCTGCGCCTCATCATCAAATTCGAGATAGTCTCTTAAAAAGAACCCGCCCTCGCGCTTGATCCTCAGGGAATGAAGCTGTTCGATCAGGCCATCATATTCCTCTGCTACGGGGGGGATTGGCTTATCCTCACCAAAATATCCATCCTTCAGGACAATGGGCATAAAGCGCTGCATCAACCCGTTATCGGACAGGCCTGACATAATGCGCTTCACCGGATCTGGCTGGATCCCCCCGATCATAGACATGGATAGGTTGTCGATAATGAACCCGCCTGGACCGCCGCGTCCAATGCGGTTTACCGTGTAGGACCCACCATTGTATGCGCCAATCCAGAATGACCGATCACGGCCACCGCCCTTGCCCCCGGCGTATTTTTCGATACCCCCAAAGAAGCCCTCCATTTCATCCTGGATGGACAGGATTCCATCAGGGCTATAGCGGCAGACTTCTTGCGCGGCTTCCATTGTCGTATCTTCAATACGCAAGCGCGGGTGCGGGGGTGATGGATCGCCACTTTTTGTGCCGCCGGCATCCTGCCAATCGAGCATGGCGCGGTTATTAGCCAGCATCATGCCTTTATCGATTTCCTTGATCTTGCCTGTCGCAACCTTGAGCATGGCGGACTTGTTTGTTGACGGAACCCCGATCAACAGACCCCACATGCAAGCCCGCTCCCACCACGGCTCATTACGATTCATTTTGAGCGTAATCGTGTCAGATATAGCCGCGCCACAAGCGACAATCCCGGCAATGGCAATACCGGCTGGGTCGCACCCGATTTGCTCGCCACGCGCTACAGCCATGCGCTCGATCTTGTCGGGGAAAATACCCAGAGGGAAGTCTGGCGGCTCAGGCTTGGCCCAAAGATCTACCGGACCCGTATCCTCACGGCGCAGTTCATCGCGGCGTGTTTTTTCCTGAGCAAAGGCTTTGATGGCAACCTTGAATGCTTTGGCAACATCATCATTGCCGCGAATTTGGGCCTGATCGTTAAAGTCCTTACCTATCTCTCCCGTATCGGGAAACACCAAATCTGTGGCGGGGGAAACGACAGGGCAATCCAACTCGCGGCCCAGCTTGACCATGCGGTCAATTGTTCCGGTGTCTGGGGCAAGGATGATATATTCCCCGGCCTCAGCCATTTCCCGCGCGACTTTCTCCATATTCTCGACGCCAAATGTCACCACTGTCATATCGGCTGTGGCATCATTGATGCTGGCGGCAGTCGCATATCCCTCACACAGGATTTTCCGGCCCGCGAATATTCCGACATTCATGCGGCCATAAGCCATGGGTGCGCCAGGCAGGTTCTTCTTTTTTCCTGCGTCGTCAATTGTCTGGATCGACTGGATTTCACCATCAGGGCCGAACACAGGCACCAGAATAAGCCCATCACTGTTCTGCTGCAGGTAGCTGGCGCTTACATCCTTGCGGACAAGGTAGGGATGGAATGGGTCTATCCGGTCTCCATTATCCCAGATCGTGCGGGCGCGCCGGATCGCCTTTTCGCGATATTGCCTTTCTTCTTCCTCGCGTTCTTGCATGATGCGTTCGCGCTTGGCGATATCCTCGTCCGACTGTTTGGATTTTTTCCCGCCAGTCAGAAAATCGATGGCCTCCCACATGGGGATATTGTTGAAAGCCGCAACGAATTGGGCGACATTTCCATGCCAGCCACACCCAAAGCAGTGCGCGAATTGTTTGGCGGGCACGACGGTAAAGCTGGCATTTTTTTCAGCATGGAATGGGCAGCAGGCGGTGAACTCTTGCCCGACCTTTTTTAGCTTGATCGCATTCCCCACCACAGTGGCGATCGGGTGATCGTCCTTGAGTTGCTGCCACTCAGTTTTATTCATTTTTTCCATTATGCCGCATCCCTCTCGCTTAGGATGACGGCCACAAGGTCCTGCCAAACATAAGACGGAAGGCCCCCACCGTTTAAAATTTCCAGCATTTCAGAACTTGGCTGAATGGCTAAAATTCCAGCTCGCGCGGCCTTTTCGCAAACTATCTTGTTCTCTCCGGTCTGTTCCATAATGGCCCGTGTCATAGCGTTCAGCATGGTCATTTCTCTCCATCTCCAATCAGGTAGGATGCCAGCTTTTCCAGCGTTTTAAGCTTTGGGTTTTGATCGTCGGCATCGCGAATGCGGATGATCGTGTTAATATGTAGGCCGGTTTTTTGGGCGACGATTCCCGGCCTCCGGTCGGCAAGGGCCTGCCTAATCCAATGCAAATCAGTCATTTATGAAATACCTCTGTGCGGTGACGATTTCACTATTGCCACGGGGATAAAGGCGTGGCAAGTAGGCATTCACAGCGCAGAGAGGCCGTCGCTGTCGGCCACCGCCAATGGCGAACAGGAGTGAGTGATGGAGACTGAGATTGTATGGGGTGAACCGATTGCGGTGGACTACCCCAATAAGCCGGACTGGCTTGCGGATGATCAGGATATTATTGTTTGTTGGGGTCACGCGCCTGACGCCTGGTCAAGGCACCAGTCGCGAGGACAGAGCTGGTTATTCTTCGTTGGCGGGGGCCACTTCTTCACCCACATCAAGCTCCCCGCCGACCACCCGCATTATGCAGCCCCCGACAAATGGGGCGGCCCCATCGAAGTGAACGGCGTCCGGCCTGAGTGGTTGGGGGATGATGAGCTTACTGTGATCAAGCTGTCGATGGATAGCTACGGCACTGGCCCGCAAGAACTTCATGTCCGGCAGATTTGGTGGGAAAGCACATCAGCCATCCGCCTCCCCCGCGACCACCCAGCCTACAACGCTCTAGCCGCTGGCTTTACCCCTTGGGGCGGCGGCGAGAGTGCGCCTGATGATTGGGATGGGGGTGAGGTTTTGTTTGCTGATGGCGACGCAGGCTCAATTTTCAAAGATTCCCCTTGCTGGAATCACGATGACCCATGTCCGAGCGACATCATCGGCTATCGCAAGCGGGCTATCACAAACGAAGATTTCCTTGCCTCTCTCCCCAGCTTTGGCGGCGGGTCAGAGTGGTCAATCCTCACCGCCACCCCCGAACCCACCACCCCCGAAGACATGGCCGCAGACTTCTATCAAGAGTTTGGTGGCGCGGTGATCGGCACAGACAACCCTCGTCACCTGCGCATTCTGGACGCTTTGGCGGACATGGATGAAAGCACGGTTGTGGTGAAGCGGATGACTGAGGAGGAGGCGCGGGATCTGTGGGATGAGATGTTTGACGGTGACGACTTTATCGCCTGCTTAGCTGAAATGGGCATCACCACCCCCGCCACACCCCTCGCCCAATTCATCGCCGCCAATCCCGGCGTCGTGAATGACGAAAACCGGGCTGCTGTGGAGTTGGCGCTTAATTACAACAAATAAGAACACCCCGCCCGGACTTTCCTCAAAACCCGACAACGACAGCGGGTTTAACGGTCCACCAGCAGAAGTATCAAACGGCTTCCGGGCAGCGGGCATCATCGAAGGGCTGTGAATGGTGGGCAATGTCGTGTTTTTTGTGGAGAAACCAATATGAGCATCCTTGAATCAATCACCAAGCCGGAAAAGCGTTCGCCGCTGATTACGATTGTGGGCGAGGGCGGCACCGGCAAGACCAGTCTGGCGGCCAGCTTCCCCAAGCCTATCTTTATCCGCGCAGAGGACGGCGTGGACCGGATTTCCAGCCTTGTGGAAACACCCAACGCATTCCCGCCCATCCGCGAAGCTGATGACGTATTCAATCAACTGCTGTCCCTGTTGAATGAGGATCACGACTTTGAAACTCTGGTGATCGACAGCACCACCAAGCTGGATAGCATCTTTTCGGAGGACATCCTAAAGCGCGATGGTCGGGCCAAGACTTTGTCAACCGCATTGGGCGGCTACGGTGCCGGCTATGACGCACTAGCGGCTATGCATGGGCGCGTCCGCAAGGCTGCAGGCATCTTGAACGCCAAGAAAGGCATGACGGTGATCTTTATTGCCCATGCCGACCTGGAAACCATGCGCCTGCCGGATCGCGACGATTACATGCGCTATTCGCTCCGGCTGTCGAAAAAGAGCCTGACCCATTTTATCGATGATGTGGATCTGGTGGGTTACGTTCGCCTCCATGCTGCGCTGCGCGGTGATGAGGATGAGCGCAAGATGGTCATCTCAAACGGCGACCGCGAATTTGTCTGCCACGCCACGGCGGCTTCTGTGGCCAAGAACGGGCTGGGCATCCGCGAACCTCTGGAATTTGAGGAAGGCACCAATCCATTGGCCCCATATCTGTGGCCTGCGGTGAAAAAGGCAGGGAAGGCCGCGAAGAAAGAAGAAGTAGACCCAAGCGATTTTGAAGGAGAATCCCAATGAGTTTCTGGAATACTAGCGATGGTGAAAGCGTCACCAAAGGCGTCGAGAAGGAGTATTCGTCGGGGGGCAATTTTGACCCCATCCCGGAGAAAACCAACTGCCTTGCATTCATCTCTAACGCACGGTGGGCGACCAAGCGTGACAGCGACGAGCGGTATGTTGAAGTAGAATATACAATTGAAGAGCCGTCCGAATATTCGCGCCGCAAGGTTCGGCACAACCTCTGGGTGAAAGACCCGAACCCCGACAAGAAAACCAAAGCCGAACAAGATAAAAAGCGCGATTCTGATCTGAAAATGCTTGCAACAATTGATGCCATTGCTGGCGGGAAACTTGCAAAAAATGGACGTGAGCCTGATGACGACGATCTTGCGCTGGGGCTTACAAGCAAAGCCATCATGATCAAGCTGATGCTTACCCCGCCGGATAAGGATGGGAATAGGCGAAATTGGGTTTCGCACGTCGCACCCAAAAACGGCACTCTTGATGTGACGAAGGTTGAGCCAGCGGCGGCATCAAGTCGGACCGCCGATGATGATTTGGAGGATTCGATTCCCTTCTGATCTCACACCCGCAAGGGTTGGAAGCCATGCGGCAGGCCATGGGTGAGAATGCCTGCCAATTTTTTGATGGAGGTTGTTATGAGTGATAGATTACTTGAGTGCTCGATTAACGCAGGGGCGTTTATCGCAACCGTCTATGAATGGCTTGACCGGGTGAATGATGCGGGCGGCGCGACCACTATCTCCGGGGTCGCTCAGTGTCACGCCATGCTAAAGAGTTTGGCTGCCAATAGGGCCAGAGTTGACACTCTGATAGCCGCGCCCCTCAAGGAAGCGATTGAACAGGCCTTAACGGAACCCAAGTCATGATCACAATCCCAAGCACCACCCTAGCCGCCGCCCTGAAGGCCGCCGCCAGCATTGTAGAAGCCCGCAACACAATCCCCATCCTGACCATGGTGCGCCTCGCGGCGTCCGGCGACGCGCTGGAAATCACCACCACCAACCTGGACATAGAATACCGCCAGACGCTGCCCTGCACTGTCACGGCCCCATTCCAGTGCGCTGTGGATGCTAAACGCCTTGCGGCCATGGCCAGCGCCGCGACGGGCGACATGACGCTTACACCCGGTGAAAAGGGTGTGATCGCGATCAAGGCTGGGCGCTCGCGCTGGTCTGCGCCCACGCTGCCCGTGGATGATTTCCCGGTTATGCCGGTGGATAAGTTGTCCCCGCCACTGAAAATGTCGGGCGAGGATCTGGCTGAGATAATTCGCCGCACTGTGTGGGCAACATCCAGTGACCCAGCCCGCTCCTATCTTGGCGGCATCTTCCTGAATGATGACGGCGGCAAAGCCCGCTATGTCGCCACCAATGGTTATGCCTTGGCCAGCATCCTGACGGCATCCAAATGGCCCAAGGGCGCGCCCAACGTTATCGTGCCGTCAGACTTAGCCAACACGCTTCTCGGGGCCGCTGGCGAAGGCCATGTGACGCTAGAGTGGGATGCGGGCAAGCTGCGCTTTACGGCGGGCAACCTGACTGTGACAGGCAAGATGATCGAGGGCCAGTTCCCTGACTATAACCGCATTTACCCCAGCCCCAGCGAACCTATGGCGGTGGAAGCCGAAGAACTTCTGGGCGCTGTGCGGCGGGTGCGGATTGCATCTGACGCACAAACGCGGCGATTGCGCCTCAAGCGCGAAGATGGTGTTCTTGCCGTCCGCATCGAAGGCACCAGCGGGTTTGAAGGCTCGGAAGATGTTGTGGCGGAATGTTCTGCCGGATTCGAGAGCGGCGTGAATGCGGACTACCTTGAAGGCATGTTGAAGGCTGCGGAATCCGAAACCGTCTCTATCGAGCAAGATGAGCCTATGGGCACATTCCTTGTTCGTCCGATTTCGGGTGATCTGAATATGAGTTTTTCCGGCCTGATCTGGCCACTTAGGGTTTAGGAGAAAGATGATGGAATGTAATTTCAAGACTGCGGTTCCGCGCATTGAAAAGGCCCACTATGTTAGGCAAGAGCATGAACTGCGGTTGGGTTTGTATCGCGCAATTTATTGCGGGGATATGGACGCGGCTGAGGATGCCGCGAATATGATGGCGATGTTGGATATTGACCGGGATGTCATTGAGACGGCGCGCGTAGAGGTGCGGAAATGACAACCCCCAAAATCAACCCCGAACGCCTGCCCGAAGTCTGCCGAGAGCGGGCATCTGGGTATGGCGACCTGCGGGCGAGCAGCTTGACCGCATTGGCGCTGGATCAGGCGGCTGATGAATTGGATAGGTTGCGTGGCTTATTGATTAGGGCGCAAGTCAATGTGCCAGAGCTTTATACCACATGGCATGAAGATGCCCGCAAAGCCCTGAATGGAGAAGCAGATGTCTGACCCTGAACAACGCTCCCCCGAATGGTATAAAGCCCGGATTGGCCGCGTGACCGGCTCAGTGGCCGGCGCAATCCTGAACCTGGACCCAAACAAGAAACGTGCGGATGTGTTGCGCCGCATGGTGCGTGATGCCTTGGGCGCGGAAAGCGAGATGGAAGATAATATCGCCATCGAATATGGCCGCAATAACGAGGATGGGGCGACAATCGAATTCCAGATGGAAACCGGCCTGACGGTCAATCCAGCCCCATTCCTGCCCTATGATACATGGCTGGGGGCATCGCCTGATGGCTTTACCAGCGATGGCGGCGTGTGCGAAATCAAGGCCCCATACTCGCGCCGCAAGCGATATGGCGATAAGGCTGGTAAAGAGCCGCCAATCAAGAAGCTCGAAGATCAGCCGCAATACTATGCGCAGCTTCAGATCGAGATGCTGTGTGCTGGCGTCGAACACGCATGGTTTTACCAGTGGTCTGCCAAGGAAACGACCTGCGACCGGGTGCCGATTGACCATGAATGGCTGAATGAAAACTTGCCTAAATTGAGGCAGTTTTGGGCTGAATACCAAGACGCCCTAGCCGACCCAGAGGACTACCTTGCCCCCAAGCGGATAGCAATCGATACCCCCGCCGCCGCGCGGATGGTCAAGGAGTGGGATGACCTTAAGGAGCAGGAAGAGCGGATCAAGGAACGCAAGGCCGACCTTCTGTCTGATATGGTGAAGATGGCGGGTGAGCGTAACGCGGAGTTTGGTGGGCGTAAATTAACGCTTACCCAAAGACAGGGCAGCGTGGCCTATGCCAAGGTTGTGGCTGATCATGCGCCTAAGGTGGATCTGGAACCCTACAGGGGCAAACCGTCCGAGAGTTGGGGGTTGCGGTGAAGCTCCGTGTATTGGACCTTTTTAGTGGTATTGGAGGATTTTCCCTTGGCCTTGAAAGGGCGACTGGACATGGTGAATACACAGGCTTCGAAACTGCCGCCTTCTGTGAAATCGAAGAGTTCCCCCGTAAAGTCCTCGCCAAACACTGGCCAGACGTGCCCTGCTATCGAGACGTCAGAACCCTCACAGGCAGACAACTTGTTCGGGATGACGTTGGACAGGTCGATGTCATCACCGGGGGATTCCCGTGCCAGGACATTAGCACAGCTGGAAAACAGGCTGGCCTTGGAAGCGGAACCCGTAGCGGACTTTGGTCTGAAATCGTCCGACTTACTGGCGAGCTACGACCACAGTTCATCATCGTGGAGAACGTCGCAAATCTCCTTTCTGGACCAGCTGAGCGGCCAGGGGGATGGTTTGGCCGAGTTCTTGGGGACCTGGCCGAATGCGGGTATGATGCGGAATGGGAAAACATTCCGGCAGGAACCATGGGCGCTCCCCATCGTCGCGAGCGTGTATGGATTGTTGCCTACCCCGCGCAAGAACGACAGCCAGAAGAGGGGAAATTTCGACATAAGCAACGAGCGGAATGGATTCCCCGCAGCGGTCAAGCGGTTGTTTCTGCCTACACCGGGAAAGCAGGAGCCAAAAGGGTCATCGAAGAAAAGGTTTCGGGGATCTCCGCATTTTCGTGGTGCCAAAATGTCCGAAGGGCTGAGGATTTGCGAGGAAGATCCGATATACCTCCACCCCTCTTTCGCGGAAGCCGTGATGGGATTCCCGATTGGGTGGACAGAGTTGGATGCTGTGGAAACGCCGTCATCCCCCAAATCCCCGAACTTATTGGACGAGCAATCCTCCAATCCTTGACCCCGCCACCCCCAAATGCAATAAGCCGGTGAGCGGTGAGATGGAGACTCCCTGATTATGACTGATTTTTCTGACTTTGGCGGCGAACTGCATTTGGATGGCAAAGTCATGCTGTTCAACGGCGATAGCCGCGACGTGCTGAAGGGCCTGCCTGATGCCAGTGTGGATTCCGTTGTGACCGATCCGCCTTATGCGCTTGTCTCTATCGTCAAACGGTTTGGCGCGGAAGGCGCGGCACCGACAAAGGACGGCGATGTTTATTCCCGCGCCTCAGCCGGCTTTATGGGCAAGCAATGGGACACTGGCGAAACAGCGTTTGCGGTAACGTTCTGGGCCGAAGTCATGCGTGTGCTGAAGCCGGGGGGCCATGTGATTGCCGCATCAGGGACGCGGACTTATCACCGGCTGGCTGTGGCGATTGAGGATGCTGGGTTTGAGATTAGAGACTGCATCATGTGGGTGTATGCGAGCGGATTCCCGAAATCCCACAACATCGTCAAGAAGTTAAAAGATAGCGGCCTCGCTTGTCTATGCCATAAAACCATTGTATCAGGTCACTATGTTTCAGACAAAAACCTGCGCGATTTGCGACTCGGACTGGACGCCAACGACGCGCTATCAGGCGACGCGCAACACGACGTGCAGTCGGGCGTGTGCGGGCAAACTGATTTCCGCAAAGAAGGCGGGCGTCAAGAAGCACCCTTCGCAACTTCCGGGGATGGCGTCGGCTCAATGCACAGTGTGCGGAGTAACGTTCTGGCGGAATGCGAGGCACATGGCACGGGGCAAGCAGCCGATGTGCTCGAAGCAATGCAACGGAGTTGTACGGGGAGCGGAGTGGGCGAGGCACGGTCACAAGGGGCCAGCATCTCGCAAAAAGAAACCCGACATGCGGATGGAAAAAAATCCAGCATGGAAGGGCGGGGTGACGCTCAAGCGGGCACAAGGAAATTATACGGGCGTTCGGCATGTGAGAGCGCCGGATTGGGCGATCCCGATGTCCCGGAAGGACGGATACATCATGGAGCACCGTTTGGTGATGGCGAGGGTGTGCGGATTCCTGCTGACGCGGATAGAGGTGGTTCATCACAAGGACCACAATCCGGCAAACAATCACCCGGACAACTTGGAGTTGTGGCCGACAAACGCGGACCACAAGCGTGGGGAGGCTGGCCGGTTTGTAATAGGTGTAGCAAACCGGTGGTGCCAGAGGGTTACGGAACGGCTCTAAAACCCGCCGTAGAGCCATGGGTGCTCGCGCGCAAGCCATTCAAAGGGACTGTGGCGGGCAATGTTCTGGAGCATGGGACGGGTGCGATTAATGTGGATGGGTGTCGAGTTGGGGATGAGGTTCGCATCAATCCTCCCGGCTCTATTAATGAGCGAGTGGCGATGGGCGGGGGGTGGCGTGAGGACGCCGGGCCAACGACCGCTATTGGAAGGTTCCCCGCAAACGTAATCCACGATGGTAGCGATGAAGTTGTGGTGGGGTTTCCTGATACGGGGCCAAGCAAGGCTGGTAATCGCGGGAAGCAGCACAGCGGAAGGCATGGCGGCCTTGCAGACATTGGCGGCAACATAAAAGAAGGCACGGACACAATCCGTGGTGTTGACGACAACGGCGGCACCGCCGCCCGTTTCTTCTACTCGGCCAAAGCCGACAGCCTGGACCGCATCGGCTCCAAGCATCCTACCGTCAAGCCGGTGGACCTGATGCAATACCTTTGCCGCCTCATAACGCCGCCGGGGGGCATCGTGTTGGACCCATTCGCAGGCAGTGGCAGCACTGGCGAAGCGGCATGGCGCGAGGGATTCCGTTGTATCCTGATTGAGCGCGAAGTGGAATATGCAGACGACATTCGCGAGCGCATGAAACTTGCGCCGCGCAGCAACGCCATGAAGCGCAAGATCATCGCCACCAAAAAGGCAGGCGACCTTCCTGAGGATGGGTTGTTTTCGCTGTGACGTTCCAACTCCGGCCATATCAGACCCACGCCACCGAAAAGGCTCTGTCATTCCTGCGCCAGTCGGAGCTTGCGGGGTCCGCCTTAAGTTAGTAATGTCCATAAGTGCGGCTAGGGTAGCTCCTGAACCGATCGTCCGCTAGCGATCCTGCCGCACGTATTTTCTAGCGATCTTCTAGCGGAGGTTTTTGTGACAGATTTCGTTGATACGAAAACTTGCAACAAATGCGGGCTTGCGAAGTTGCGCTCTGAATTTGGCGAGCGATCATCATCCAAAGATGGACTTAGGAATACCTGCAAAAAATGCCGCGCGGAGTATAGCAGCTTATATTATACTGCAAATAAAGAGGCATGCTCTGTTAGGTCAGCGATATATCGAGAGCAAAACAAAGAAAATATTAAATATAATCAAAAGAAGTATTATAAAGCGAACCGACAGAGAATTATAAAAAGAAGCAATAAGCATTACCAAGATAATAAGCCTGCAAAAAACGCGTATTATAAAAAGCGCAGGGCAGAAAATTCACTGTTCCGCCTCAGACACAACATCTTGGTTAGGATAAACAAAGGCCTTAAGTCCGCAGGGGTTCTTAAATCTCAAAGGTCAACCGAGTATCTTGGCTGCTCATGGAAGGAGCTTCATGAGCATATAGAAAGGCAATTCCTTCCGAGAATGGCCTGGGACAACAGAACTGAATGGCATGTTGACCATATCCGTCCACTTGCCTCAGCAAAATCATTAGAGGAATTAATCCCACTTCTGCATTTTACCAATCTTCGCCCTCTTTGGGCCGAGGACAACATGGCTAAATCCGATAAAATTATCTACTTGATTTAAAGGGAGAATGGTCATGTCTGAACTTCGTGACTACCAGCAAAACGCGGTTGATGCAGCAAAGGATTGGCTGAAAGCCAGTGTGGAGCCTTGCCTTATAGAAGCCCCCACTGGCTCGGGTAAAAGTCATGTGGTGGCTGCGCTGGCCGATTGGCTACATGATATATCAGGCGGTAAACGCGTTCTGTGCCTGGCCCCTCAAAAAGAATTGACTCTGCAAAACGCTTCCAAGATGACCGCGACCGGTCATCCATGCTCAATCTTTTCAGCCAGTGCGGGCGTCAAATCCACTCGGCATAATATCGTATTCGCCACACCTGGAACCGTATCCCGATCAATCTCCCGCTTCACTCGCGGTGATTATTGCGGCGTGGTTTTGGACGAAGCTCACACGATCGCACCAACGGTGTTGGCGATCCTAGAGGAAATGAAGCAGGCCAATCCGAACCTGCGTGTCGTGGGCCTCTCGGCCACGCCGTTCAAACTCGGCAGGGGCTTTATATACCGTATCGGCCCCGATGACCGCGTAAACGATGATGACGTTTGCCGCGATCCGTTCTTTACCAAATGTGTTTACAGCATAGACGCTCGCTATCTGATCGAGCAAGGATATCTCACGCCGCCAGTAATTGGCGCAATCAATGTCAGCGGCTATGACACCAGCGGGCTAGTGATGCGCCCCAACGGACAATTCGATGTCGCCAGTGTGGATGCGGCTTTCATCGGGCACGGGAAAAAGACCAGCGCGATCGTCGCTGATGTTGTCGCCCAAGCGCAAGACAGGAAGGGCGTTGTCTTTTTCGCCGCCACTATCCGCCATGCCGAAGAAATTCTTGCAAGCCTGCCCCCTGAATTGTCGGCCATGGTGCATGGCGGCACAGAGGATCGCGGATCAGTCCTTAAGCGTTTTGAGCAGCGCAAAATCAAATATATCGTCAACGTCTCCGTTCTCACAACCGGATGGGATTGCGCCCATGTCGATGTGATCGCGATGTTGCGCAGGACAGAGTCTGCAGGGTTGCTGCAGCAATGCATCGGGCGGGGCTTGCGCTTGGATGATGGGAAAACTGATTGCCTCATTCTCGACTTTGCTGGCAATCTGGACAAGCATTGCCCCGATGGGGATTTGTTCAAGCCTATTGTGCGAGCCAAGAGCAACAAGGGACCAGGCGAGCCAATAGAGGCGGAATGTCCCGACTGCGGCTATGTGAACGAATTTACATTGCAACCAGATTATGCGGACTACCCGCGCGACAAGGCGGGTTACTGCCTAGACGTTTTCGGAAACGTCCTAATGTCAGACCATGGTCCTGTTGCCAGTCACTACGGCCGCCGATGCTTTGGAATGGTACGCTCTGGATCGCGCGGGGAGTATGTCCGCTGCAATATGCGCTACAACTCCAAGCCTTGCCCACAGTGTGGCGAGGCACTGGATATATCCGCCCGCGAGTGCGCGCACTGTGGTTGCCAGGTGGTAGATCCGAATGACGCCCTAATAACGCAGTTCGTCGCGCAAAAGAAAGATCCTACATTTCCGCAGACCGACCGTATTTTGTCACTCGACTGGAGAGAGAGCGTTTCTCAAAAAGGGAATGCAACAATCCGCGCTGATTTCGTGACTCCATACCGGCAATTTTCCTGCTGGTTCATGAAAGACCCGAAAAACACAAGGCAGGCATCGGAGTTGGCAAAATTCACAGAGGCCACACGGCACGGGACGCCTGATACTGTGAGCTACGCCCGCGATCCTGATAGTTCATTCTATCGGATTATCGCATTTGGCAAGCCCGCCGATGATGAAGATTTGCCCGACAAGGTAATGGCTGAAACCGCCAAACTCAGGAAATACGCATGACCTATTCCGTTTTCGGCGAACAGCTTCCAGGCAAGCAGGCAAGCGAAGAAGTAGAAATGGCGAGCGCCTTTAACTGGCTTCGCCGCGAATATCCTAAATACTGGGCTGTCGCCGTGCACATTCGCAACGAGGACCGAGCAGCAACTGCTCAGGCTATGCGGCGAATCAAGGTTCAAGGCGGATTCGTGAAGGGGGCAGCCGATGTAAAAATTGACGGCTGCCCTAGTATGTCTTGTGAACTTAAATCGCTATCAAGGTCAGCCAGGCTATCGCCGGAGCAAATTTCTTATCTCAATAATGTGTCTGATGTGGGCGGATTTGCCTGCGTGGCTTATGGCGCTACAGGTTTCGCACTGGCCTTCGAGCATTGGCTGGGGCTGCAGTCCCAGCCGCCCTTCTAGACACTGGCGGTATAGGCAATCTCGTCCCAGCACCAGCCCGCGTCCCATGCCCAATAAAATTCTTCGTTTGACGGCAGGTGCGGATTTTCGCTGCGAAGGGCATGGACTTCCTGAGCGGCGCGCCCCTTCCCATAGGCTTTAACTATTCTCAATTCCCTATTGGTCAGGCCTTTGGCAAATGGGTTATCCTGCAGCATCATCAATCCCCCATTCTTTACGGAAGTGCGCGTAGGCGCGGGCTATGTCGGGGTGATCCTGCAACATGCGCGGGAACACCTTCATGGCATGGCAGACAGTCGAATGGCATGTTCTGCCAAGCCAGTGGGCCACTTGCGAGCGACTGTTGCCACGATCCACCATCAGCTGGGCCAGCATGAACCGAACGCGCTTGATCCGCGCCTTGCCGCCAGGTGCGACAATATCAGCATAGGTCAACCCAAACGCGCCGGCAGCTTCGGCAATCATATCCTTGGCCGTCCGATGGGCGCGCCCCATTGGAGTTAGTTCCGGGTCTGGGTCAGGCACAACCACAGTCGGCGGCAACTTGCGATGGACGCCGGAAAACAAGTGATCATGTTCCCGCTTCTGCAGGAAATTCCAAGGCTTGCCAGTGGCCCGCGCCTGATCGTCCAGCATTCGCACAATCACTTCACGCGGCGGGCAATGCCCATATCTTTCCAGAACCCGAACACGGATAGTGCTTGGGTCGCGAATATACCCCGCTAGACGGCGCGCATAGATTGGCGGGGTATCATTGGATATGTCACTACTGACAGGTTGTTGGCCCGCCACCATGCGACGGTGGCGAGAGTATGAGGGCTGAGAAGCCATGTTATAGTTCCATCAGTTAGGGGTTACTCGTCAGGATGCCATCCATCGTCATCCTCATAGCCTTCGGGCGCTAGATAGGCGATCCATCCCAGCACCAGGCAGCAAAAGATACAAAAGCCAATAACTCCTATCGCGTAGTGCATCTTTCTGACTCCTTGGCTTCGGCGGCCACCAGCGCGGCCATCACCTTGTCTATGGTGGATTGACGAGGGGTTTTGACTTTCCTCTCCCATCGCCAGATAGTTTGGGCGGCCACATTGGCATCGGCCAGAAGGCGATTGATCGAAATGCGCGCTTCAAACGCGCGGCTTCGGATTTCTTCAGGTGTCGGCATTTTCACTCCTCTAATGCGCCACCATATAGGCACAAACTTTTTTACTATTCAAGGCAAAAAAGATATTGCACATCTATCGGGGTTAGGTATTATGGGGCGGTCAGATGGAGAATGACATGATTGATCCACGTTTCTATAATTCGCCATTCACGCTTTCAGATCGGGAGCGCGTAGAGTTTGAGGCCATGAAGCCTGAAGCGCGCGATTATTTCCTTTCAATCGCCGCCCACACACATCTTTACCGCGCCATGGAGCAGGCGAAAGCACCTTCCGTAGCTGGCGGTTATTTGCTGTCCGCTTGGGAAGATGGCTGGCTGGTGCGGCATTTTGAGGAATACCGCGAAGAATATATCGCAGCGGCTTGGTCCGCACTTGGGGAGTTGGTTTGATGAACCTCTACGCCCAGAAACTAAAAGGCACCGCGCCATCGCAGGAATGGAATCCTGAATGGGCACCGGATAACAGCCTGGAACGTAAGGTCGCCAGTGCCCGCAAGGAAATGGGCGAGGCCAAGTGGGACAAATTGATGAAGGAGTGGGATGGTGAGTAAGTTCAGCAACGATCACGCCGCTGACAATGTATGGACGATTATCGCAATCGTGCTGGCGTTCATTACAGTTGTCGCCATGATGGACCCTGTGACTGCCGGATTTGCCGCTGTCGAGACGGGAGAGGTCAAATGAGCCGCCGTTATCACAGCAGCCAGCCATGCCAATGGGTTATGCCCCGTGGTCGCTCTGGCCTGAACCGTGACCAGATCGATGGGGTAGTGTTTGGGATGGAATATGACGATGGGCTTTGGGCGCGTTTGCGCCGGCGTGTTTCCCGCTGGTGTGATCCACGGAAAGACGAACGCAAGGGAGAGGGGAAAGGTCATGCGTAACAAATACCCCGGCGTTTGCTACCGATGCAACGATCGCGTCGAAGCTGGCGACGGCCACTTTGAGCGTAATCCCACCGGTGGATGGCGGACCCAACACGCTGACTGCGCGATCAAGCATCGCGGGACCGACCTTGGCAAGGAAGGCGCCACCGAAGCGCGCCAAGCCTATTTGCACCGCAAGATGGTCACAACCGCTCAGGGCACCGGGAAGCGCGCACAACGCGCCCGCGCCAGGCTCCGCGCTGAGCAGGCAGGACACCCCCAATGACTAACCCTACCCCCACAGACGTAAACACGCTGATAGAGCGGTTGGAAGTGGTAAAAGGTGCCGGTCTTGCAAGCTGGGCGGTCGAAACCATTGACGAAGCAGCCCAAGCCCTCCGCGCCATGCAAGCGCGTGTAGGGGAGTGGCAGTCGATTGAGACTGCGCCGAAGGATCGGCCAATCCTCGTTTGGTTTGACCATGACGCAGACCCTTACAGCGACCCGGAAGAATCAGACAAACTGACAGCATATGCTTGTCACGCTGAGGGCGGTGACTTCCTGTCTGGGGCAGGCATCGCAATCGCGCACTGGTCTGATGGCTGGCATGAAACAGTAGATGAATACGGCAGTGGCTACTGGATGCCTGCTGTTTGGTTAGCTTGGTTTAATGGGGATTTCGCAGATCACGTTCTGAACCCCATCCACTGGATGCCTCACCCCCCGCCATCCACCCAACAGGAGGCTCAACGCCATGGGGAGTGAAACAACGCCTGAAATGCTGGCGGTGGCGAGGCGGTGGATGGGTAAATTGCCGCGCAATGAGTTCGATCATCTGCTGCTGCTAGTGGCAGAGGCAAGAGAGGACGGCTCCCGGACTGCGACCGAATTGGCTGCAAAGCTGGCTGACCAGAGGGCGAAGTTCTGGCGAGATGCCGCCGCTATGAACCTGCCGGTTTGTCCCAGCCCTGTGATTGGGAATGACCGTGCGGAGAAAATCGCTTCCATCGCCACCGCCCTCCGCAACGGAGAACACTACCATGACCGCTGACAATCAAGTGACGCTGGAAGAAATCGGGATTTGCATCGGCTGCTGCGAGCGGCTCATGCCCGGCCAAGTTGTAACGGTATGGGATGATGAAGTCGGGCATTACAACTGTCGCAACCCTTACTCGCTGGACCGCCAGCCCGAACTGGATGCAGACTCCGACATTCCGCCACCGCTGTTGCTCTTGGGCAATCCTGCGCGTTACGTGCGACTGTCTATCATCGAGCAGGCACTACGCCCCGAAAGCACCCAACCCGCAATCAACAGCGGTGGCGAGGTGGAGCGGGTGGCGCGGGCGCTTTGTGAAGCGCGGGGGCTGTCACCGGATACCCTATACGAGCATCACGAATGGGAAGATTGGCCCGTTGATGAGCGCCGCGACTATGTCGATGCAATCAGCGGCGAGAAGCGCGTTTCCTTGATGCATCGTGGATGGCGCAAACGGGTTCCTGACGCCCGCGCAGCCCTCGCCGCAATGGAGCGCGCGCCGGGGGTGGAAGAAAATCGCCTGCCTTTCGCCCTCAAAGCGTTACGTGAACAACTGCTCAGCACAGACCATCCTGTCTCGGAATGGGAAAGGGACACGATCAAGAAGATCGCCGCCGCTCTTAATCATGAAATTAGGGATGAGAAGCTGATCGAGGACTGCCCGCACGTAGGATACCCTACCGACAAGACGCGCTGCACACCATGCCCTCGCACCCAACCCGAACCGCGCCCGGTTGAGGCTGGGGAGGTTGAGCGGATAGTAGAGCAACTAGGGCCATACCCTCTCAGGCTGAAAAGGTCGGAAGACTACAGCGGCGAGCATCGCGAGTGGACCGAAGAAGTAACGGTGTACAAGGGCAGCAGTTTCTTCGAGCAAG